TTAGCGTATAACAACGCTGTTAAATACACTCACTTCGTTCGTCGGATTGCTTCGCAACCGTTTACAGCTACGGTTATACGGCAACTAGCCATCCTCTCGCCAAGCATCCGCGCCGGACGTTAACGGTGTATTATATGGCATGTTCGTGCCAAACCACCTAGTCTCTGAACCTTCCTATTACGCATAATAGGCTTGGCTTAGTATTGCCACGTTACAAATGTAACAGAGGTTTCACTAAATTAATCCGGTTATTCAATCAATATTACTATTGAAGGTCACAAAATTCATGAGTCGACTGCTCTATCCTGCTGAGCTAAAGGACCATAATAACTTCCCAACACTAAAACATTACATTCTAATGTTGGGAATATTCATCAGACAGTTTGCTGAACTTCTTCAGTTACTTCTGCTTGTACTTCAACTGCTACTTCAACAGCCACAACAGGCACTTCTTCGCCAAAGTGAAACTGTTCAGCAGTCATCTTCTTAGACAGGTTCAGCACATAGCGCGAACACATTGCCTTTGTTTTCATTTCAGTCGTATCCATTACTTGCTTCTCAATTACAGAACGTGGCTTTCCACTATTTTCCAGCATGATTGCACGTACTTTAGAAGCCAGTGTCTCTTTACCGGCACGGATATCGATTTGACCTTTGTGGTTTGGCATAGCATGACTCCTATAGTCATTAATAAAAGTAATACGTAACTTGATACGCAATCAACATTATACACGTTTAATTTGGGTTGTCAACCGCTTTATCAAAACAATTTACAACAAGTCTGATTATACAAATCAACAGTAACCAATATCCACATAAGGTAGATAATACTCTCTCTAATGCTGACATCTTACTTAAAAAAGTGAACGTTGTAAACAATCCTACTAACAAAAAACAAATGTATTCGGATATACCGTAATGATGTAATCTGGTAAATCCTTCTACAACAGCAAAGAACAAATACAACGATATTATATTTTCCTTTGACATTGTTTTTGTCCGCACTTTAATTGTTGCTAGTATTACATAACCCAGTGTAGATGTCAAGTTACTTTTGCTAAAAAATACAATTCGCTTTTATACTTTGGATATAAATGTTGTCTGTCGGTTGCAGTATCATATTTAAATGCATAACGGTTATCGGGCAGTATACAAATAGTGAAATTTTTATATTCTAATCTCACTTGTTCCCTTTTAAATATATAAAGATCATATGGCTGGTTTATCTTAGCAGTAATCTCATTATAATCATTTAATAAGTTAACGGGGACTCCCCGAATCTTTGCTACCATATGTTGTATTGTCACCTTCAATACCTCTTTTTATTAAATGAACTACTTCTTCGATTTTTGTATAATAACTTAGATTTAAACCCGTGTAACTTCTATGACCAAAAATATCAAGTGTTATTGCAAAATAATTCGCTTTTCCGTAATGTAATCCATACCACTCTTTCAATATATATACACTATGCGGTTCTCCTAAGATCGATATTGCATATACACAATCATCGATGACATCTTCTGGAAAATCAGGGTACTTAATTTTAAACATCATTTTTGAAGTTGACATGTTTTAACCAATAAAAAGTTAATTGCCGAGTCAAGGTCGTTAAAGTAATTATTACCTTGGACTGTATACTTTTCCACGCTTTGATACAATGCAATATAGTCAACGTATTTGTCGTTGTACTTTATTTCGACTACGTATGCCCAAAATAAAGTTTTTAGTTTTGGCTCAACAGTGTAACCGTTACCGCAACTAAATGCATCTGATATTTTTGTAAAATCGCTAAGATACTTAGCTGGAAAATAAGGATACTTTAACTTTAATATCATTGCTGCGGATGACATAACATAAGCTTCTTTACAGTTGCTATGACTCTATCTAAGTCATCTGTTAAACCGATACCCGTACTTGTGTATTTGTATGCATAACCAAAATTAATCACATCGTAGATTGTAATATATAATTCGTCATAAATTAAAGTATAGTAGTTTTTGCCAATTGCTGTTAATACGCAATCTTCGCCTAATACTGATTTTATTTTTTCAAGGTCAAATGCAATCCAAGACGGAATATCCCCGTATTTAATTTTAAGTAACATTAATTCAGATGACATGCTATATCCTTTAATCGATACGTTGTTAGTATAACTTCGTCTTCGCCGCTCCGATATAAATAATATGGCTCTAAAGCCACACCCATTATATTATTGCCGCCAACATAACAAAAATCAATCTCATGATCCCCTACTATTGCTAAATTACGCTTTACTGCTTTTATACTGAAGAACATCGATATTAAAGCTAATCGCCTAGATTCATGGTAACATAGACCATATTGCAATTTATAACACATTGCACGTTGAGATACTTCTCTTAATGTTATCATATATCATCCGGGGCATGTATCTCATATGCTTCTATCATATCTTTTATACTATAAGACATTGCTATATCCTCGTCCATATAATATAAAACATAAGGATAATTGTGGGCATCATCTAAAATTGAATAACCTTTAACTATCCCTATGTCTATACTGTAATCGCCGCCAATGTCTACGATTGCACCGTCTTTGATATCTTCTATAGTGAAAAACATAGATACTATTGCGGCTCGTCGCGCTTCCTCTCGGAATTCTAATCCTGGATACGTTAACTTTAACATCATTGCTTTGTTACGTATATATTTTAACATTATTTTCTTCCTAACGACTTTTTAAATAATGCTAACGCATCTTTAAATTCCATATAATATTCCGATTCATTAGTTGAATATCGTCTATGACTACCGTAACACTCAAACAGATGTTTACCGTAATGCAACAATAATACATAACCATCGGCATCAGCATAATCCGGCTCACCTACTTCACGAAATAAAATTAACATATTACTATGATCTTCGGGTGGTATCATAGGACACTTTAATTTTAATAGCATTAATTCTGTTGACATAACTGTTCCTTTATACGACTTATTGCTTCGTCTAATGTACGCATATAACCTTTAGCAAAACAACTGTACGCCTTATTTTCATATAACTGTAATACAGTATACATGTCATAATACATATACAAACTAGAGTCAACTAAAGCAGAGACTCCCTTATAATACGTGATCTTGTCAGGATACCCAAGTGATAATATTGCAAAATTAACATCATCTATACACCAACTAGGGATATCAACACCATATCTTAACTTAAATACTAATTCTATAGTTGACATGATTATTAATCTCTTAGAGACTCAATTGCCATACTAATATCGCCACCGTCATATTTATAAGCGCAATAATGATTAATATATCTACCCAATGCGTAAAGCACTACACTGTCCTTATTGTAATATAATATTACACCGCCATATCCATTTAAATCAACTATATACCTAAGGGGATTGCCTAACTCACACACAAAAACATATGCATCGTCAACATATCGCAAAGGTATATCACTGTATTTTAATCGAAATACTAATTTTGAGGTCGACATAATTGCCCTTTTATCTCACGTACGGCATCATCAAAACACATAAAGCCACTGTAACTTTTAATCGAGTATGAATTGGCATTGTTATATCTCTCTATACGTATGCCCTCACTGTAATACACATACATTATGTCGCTCATAGGAAACTCAACACTAATAGGCTCACCTAACGCATCTATAATGCGTATTAACGAATGTAATAAATCATCCGACACATTGTATTTAAGTTTGAGTATCATTTTTGAAGTTGACATAATTTCTCTCTTATTCTACTTACGGCTTTATTAAAAGAACACATACCTCCACCGTAATAACTATATCCGTTTTTGGTTCTTGCTTTTCTATAAAATATTTGAAACACAATGTCTTTATTGTAAAACATTGATATCTTACAATGATACTCATCTTTTGTTATCTTCTCAGGATATTGGCCGATAGCATCTATTGCCCTTGATATGTCATCAAACTCACAACCATATCTCATCTTTAATATCATTGCTTCAGTTGACATCTTAACTCCTTAAACGATTCTAACGCATCCCAAAAATAACAATACTCACCTAACCCAGAGTGCGTATATATCATATCATCGTCGTTATACCTATTGTCTTCCCTATATTGAAATACTATCGAACCGTACCAGATACTAACATATTGGAACCTTTCAGAATGATCATTATACATGATGTTATCTGGTTCACCTACTTCACGAAATAAAATAACCATATTACCTAATACATTATTAGAAAATATCGGATACTTCATCTTCAACATCATCGCTTCAGTTGACACTTATATCCTCCCACGCATCGAATCTATTGCAACATCTAAACTATATACTGACCCACAATAAGGCGTTGAATATCTACCTTTATATAATATGATAATATTACTCCAACCGTAATACATAACTACACCTTCACTGTCCACTTTTATACTACTATACCTACCCAATTCAGATATAATCTTCTCAGCATCAGGTATAAATTGATCGGGTATAACTACCCCGTATTTTAACTTACTTACTATTGCCGAAGTTGACATTTTCTACTTCCAATATGCATCTCTGCATTACTTAAAACATAATCTAAATCGTTTTCTTCAGCATCAATGCAACTATCGTATACAATAACAGGATCATCAAATATCCTAATATAGAAATCATCGTGCCACAAAGAATACACATCTTCATATACCTTACTCTTCCGATATTCCCATTCGTATACTGATATAGATTTAATATGCTCAATTATATCTACAATATGATCCGGCACATCGGGATACTTTATTTTTAATATCATCGAATCAACTGTCATCTAAATTTCCTCAATACTTCATCTAAGTCACCTGTTAAACCAGCATTATAACTAGAATATCTTAACTTATAGCTAAATTCAGTATTAAAGATCCTAATATACCCTTCTAGATAATATAAAATATAGTTATTTTCTCGACATTCAACACTAATAGGTTCGCCTAATGCAGATAAAATACGGATGGACTCAGCCGATGCCCACGGCGATATCCCATACTTAATCTTCAACATCATTTCCGAAGTCGACATATTCTACCTATTATCGAAAGCAAATCATCAGTTAATTCATCGGCATGACCAGAATATCTTAAGCCATAACCAAATTTAAAATCAAATAACATAATATACCCTTCTAGATAATGCAAAGTATAATAATTGTTATTATATACAATACTAATAGGTTCGCCTAAGTTTGATATGATTCGATTAACATCATTGATTGCCCACTCTAATATATTGTACTTAATCTTTAATATCATCGCTTCAGTTGACATCTACACACCCCTTATTGCACGGTCGATGTCATTTGTTAAAGCACAATACGTAGAATCATATCTTAATATGTATTTTTTAAGATCGAATATTCTTATATACCTTATACTAACAGAATCCGAACTATTATAACGCATTAAATATATACTATTAGAGTAATTTATTTGTACAGGCTCACCTAATTTTTTAATTATATAATTAATATCGTCGAGGTAACTATTAACTAAAACACAATTATATTTAAGCTTGAACATCATTGCCGAAGTTGACATAACACACCTATTAATTCTTCAATCGAACGAAATAATATCATATTCCGCGACATAATAATTAATTTTAAAAAATCACAATTCCTCTCTATCTTATATTTCTGACTGTTATATGTGAATTGAAATATATAATAACTAGCATACCACGGCGAATATTCCGCAGCGATTACTCCACCTATACGCTCAACTTGATACATATCATCTAAATACTCAACTGGAAAAGTTGGATACTTAATACGTAACAGCATTTTATTAACTTCTACGGACATAATTAATCCATTTGAAATAAAAATGATAAATAAACATGTAATACAACTACTTTAACATATTTTATACACTATGTCAAGGTTAGAATGAAAGTCTATAATTTGTATGCTAGACTCTTTGATTACACTGAATACTAATAGATTGTTACTTTTATAATACCTCCCTACGGGATCGGGGTTAAACTTTAAGAACAATTGTTGAAGGTGAAGGCACTGCTGTTGATCATACCCTTTTACATAAAGATGAGTATCTCCTATAATTGATACGGTTTTGAAATATTAAAAGAAATGGTATTACAGAATATTGTTATACAATGGTTTAGACTACCTTTTATATGGTAGGTTTTTTAAATATACCGTTTGATTACGGTGAATTTTTACATCTTCTTACTAAGGTGTTGATTTCTTACGGTTATTGTTTAGAAGTTGGTATATTATAACACCATTACCATATGTTTTTTGCTACTACCCTACGTTCTAATAATGTCTAATAATGTCAATTTTACCCGCTAATAGAGTCAGCTTTTTAACGTACTCTACACAACACCGTTTCGTACATAATCAGTATACGTTTACACTGTTATATGTATATACCTTAATATAGATGATTATTATTCATTAGCAGCCATAATGTAATCATATCTAATATTGCCTCTATATAATAATATATACATCTTACTATGTACAAGGTCTTTGTAAATATTAGTTCTAATATAAGTTTGATCCCTTTGTCTGTTAGTATGTATTGTAAAAGTATCATTAATGGAGTCGAGTATAGTTATCAATATTGATTTGTGATATATTTAAGTTTATAGTATACCAGTTGTTTCAAATATCTTCTAAGTAGCCAAGTAATTCTGAGGGTTTGCATTTATGTACGGATTGTTCGATTTCGAAGTATTTGTTGTCGTGTTGTAAGTTAAATTCTATTACGATCCACTGTTGTTTGTATATTTCTTTGTTTTAAGTAATTTATCTGTATTAAAGTTATTTTCATTTCTTCTTTGCTTATACCAAGTAGCATAAGATGTGCTTTAAGATTTGTATTCATCTTTTATTTTCTTAAGTAATAGTTTAAATCTAGTTTCGTCTAATGTAAAGTGTCGCGATGTAGATGTATTACTGTATATTCCAACATTAACTCGATTGCAGCTATTATAAATTATAAACATAACAAGATTTTTTGATACATATTTTAAGTAGTATTCTGGTGATGGGGGACTAATTGTAAAAGTCGCGGGGAAGTTATATTCGTTGAGGATATCAAGCCATATAATATATTTCCTTATGGTTTTAGTTGGGACTGCACCGTATTTAAGTTTGTAGAATATCAGTTGATTATTCATGTTAATACCTTTATTAGTTCTTCTAGTGTGGCGGTCCGCCATATCATTTGATCTTTATACAGTGCATACTTTGTGTGTTCATTGTATATATGTGTGTTGTTGTACCTTATATAATGTTTATTACTCAGTCTTGCATTATTTGTGTGGAGGGTAAAGATGATATCATTCCGTTCGAAGAGTTTAATCGCGTCGTATAATTGGATTATCATTTCTTCTTTTGCGTTGTATTTAAGTATGTAGAATATCAGTTCGTTATTTTGCATAGTAAGTCCTGTATATTCATATGGTGGATCTTTCCGTTTATTAAATCTGTACTATTGTATTCTGACACGAGGTACATAGGTGACGATGATTGTAAATTAAGGACGTTGTCCTTATTCGTAATGTACAATTCGTAGTTGTCTTTTTTAAATAATATACAGTAATTTGAATCAGACGATGATGTTGGATACACAGTTATCGGTTTATTAAGGTTGTGGAATGCCATAAACACAGGCATAAAGAATTCTAACTCGGGTGAACGGATATTGTACTTAATTTTAAAGTACATGTGTAATTGTTTCATTTAAAAGTATCCTAAGTTCATCTAATGTGTATGTTGATCCAATTCTAATTGATTTTTTATAAACTGAGTATTTGAAATTGCCTTCTTTATATATATGTATATGTTTGTTGCCTATATAGCAAGCAGACAGTATATCGCTTTCTTTGATTGATCCAGGTTTAAAGTCGAGATTGAGTTCGTATATCAGCATAAGTAAATCGTAGAAATACGCTGCCTTTTCATCTGACAAGTTGTATTTAAGTTTAAACAGCATCAAGTATTGGCTGTGCATAGGTTATCCATATATATTTTAAATTCTTCTAATGTAAGAAGTGTAGATGGTTTTTTAGTATCCATAACAAAGATTACTTTGCGATCGTCGGACATAACCAATGTCATGCCATTTAAGATTAAATAGTTACCGCCTTGGGATATACTGTATGGAATGTTAAGGTTGTCAAGTATATCCATCACAGGGTAGAACTTTTCGAAGTAGTTGTGTCCGTACCTAAGTTTATATATTATTGATGCGGCGGTCATACTACTACACCGTTTTTAAATATGATGCCATTGTAATGTTGTATAGTGGATACACGTTTATGTATATAATTTCCCACATGTACTAGTGGGTCGGTATTTATATATCGGCGGAGCATATTTTCGAAGTGATTTACTGTTTCTATCTGGGTTATATCAATTTTGTAATAATTATACTGGATGTTTTTAATATGCGTTGGTGCAACGTATTTAATTAAATCATTTAATATAGCTTGAGTTGTCTTATGTTTAAGTTTGGAATTAACCGTAAGTTCGTGTTTTAAATAGGTATGTTTTAAAACATGGTGAATTTCGTAGTATGTTTCGAATTGTGGGTTTTTATAGTTTGTAGTAATCCAGCATTTCGTACCGTTAAAGTGAGTATAACGAAACATATGAATGTGATATGTTCTGGCGTTTAATGTAGTTTCCCGATGCATAATCTGAACCTAAAATGTATTAAACTTGCGTTAGTTTAGCACACGTTAGTCGCTTTGTCAACTTTAATACAGTCCCGTTTCTTTAATAAACAGTATTGCCGCGTTTCTTCTTCTAAATTCGTATCTGTTACCTTTGGAATTATATACGGTGAATACTGTATAGTGGGTTTCCCTTCTAATATCTATTTTAAATTTTGGGTAAGACAAAGATATTCTAGATTTGAAAATACTAAAACTCCAGTTGTTAAGAACTCTTTTAAACTGAGGGAAACATTCTAAAAATCGTTCTAGGTCATCTTGTAATTCGTTAGGTATTACAACATCGGGGTATTGTAATCTGAGCATCATCGTTCTAACATTTTTTTGCATGTTTAATCAACTCTTCTAATTTGTCTATTAATCCGTACCCAGATAGCGAATAACGACTATAAATTACCGGGCATTTTACAAATATACAAATTTCCATTGTATCATATCGTAAGACTAAACGGTTATTTTTACCGCTGTATAAAACGTCAATTGGTTCGCCAAGAGCACTGACGATATCTATAAATTCCAACAGTGCATCCTCTGGTATATGAGGGTACTTTAGTTTACCAAACATTAATTTAGTTGACATTGTATTTCTTATAAGTTAGTAAACTGCCACTACCTACATTTGTTTGTAATTTTTTAAACATATTAATTGCTTCGTTATATGTACAATAATAACTAGAAAACCAAACAGCATAAATCCTATCGTCGGGTCGATGTGTGTATCTTTGGAACCCTCCGAAATCATAAATAATTTCTAGATCGCACTTAGAAGTATATCTTCTTATTTTAACTGGTAATCCCGCACCTAAGTCGTTTATAACCTGCAGCACAAAAGGTAAGTCATATTCTGGCACATCTGGATACTTTAATTTAAGCACCATTAATTCAGCTGACATATAAGTCACCGTTTTATTAAAGTTAATATGTCTTTAAGACGATTAGATTTTCTATTTATTCCTTTACCGGTAAAAAATATCATATACCTGACCATAGTTTTTTCGCTTGGGTCGTATGTAATATCAATATAATCGTCATTGATTAAATGTGCAAGGACACAGTAATCTTCGTCTATTTCGATGTGATTTATTGTAGTAAATTTAGAAATAAGCCAAAGTCTCTTAATCTCATATTTATTAAGCTGCGGGTGCTTTAATTTAAGTATCATTAATTCAGCCTTCATTGAATATTATTTCCTCTGGTGCACCACCACGTTTATACAATTCTTTGAACTTATTTATTGCATCGTCGTAATTGAGAAGCATTGGACTATACCAAGTCGAATACTTGTAAACGTCACCGCAATTATATCTTTGAAATCCAATGTTCTCATATATTATCTCTATTACTTCTCGATTTATTTCAACCCTATATGATTCGCCACAATTTAAATCCTTTACGGCTTTTTGTACAAATATTAATTCTTCTTCCGATAAGAAGCAGTATTTAAATTTAAGCAACATTAATTCAGTTGACATAAATTCCCCGTCATTGCACGTATGACAAAATTTAAATTTCTACAATGTGCTCCGTGACAAATGTAAGTCAAAGTATTGTCAGACTCGCAATATATTCTTATATCATAGTACCTTCCGTTATGCCCGTACCTTATAACAAGTTTGTTTTTTGATTCAATATACATATCGGGTTCGCCGAGTGCATTAACAATACAGTCTAGGCTCTTTAAGTAAACTTCACTGACGGGGTATTTTAATTTAAGCATCATTAATTCAGTTGACATGTTTGCCATAGCTGCATTAACTGGTTAATGTTGTAAACTATATCAGGGTAACCATACCAACTAAAAGATTTGTTTGGAAATATTTGAAAAGTTGTACCCTTATACATTAACAGTGTCCTTGCTTTGTTCGAGTCTATTATAACTTCGGTAATGTCAAGTATCTTTAACATCTCAGAAATCGGAGACAATGCATATTCTTTAATATCGGGACGTTTTAATTTAAGTAGCATCGTTTCTGTTGACATAGCAGGATCTCTTCAATTATAACATGCGGGTCTTCGGTGACACCCGAGCCCTCTGTACTTGCGTATTCTTTAAAAATTCTATGGCAAACAAAACTAAACATGTTATTATATGTTATTGTGTACATTGTTTCCGATACATGTAGTGTGCCAATTCCAAGTATATTGTATACCTGAAATATAACATCTATCTCGTCAGATGTCAATGTTGGATGTTTAATTTTAAATACCATTTTTGCTGGCATATAATTTTTTCTTTATTACCTTTAGTACATCGTCTAAGTTATTAGTAGAAGTACAACCCCAACCAGTATATTTATATTGGTTGCCTTTTGTTAAATCGTATAACCTAATATCAAAATATACACTATATATTAACATTAGTCTGCCATTTGTTTGCGAGTACATCTCTGGCTCACCTAACTCGGATATAATGTATTGCAAGTCAGCAATGTATATATCCTTTACGGGATATTTTAATTTAAGTAACATTAATTCGGTTGACATTTAATATCCGTGTATCTGCAAAAATTATCAAGTACGGTATGAAAGTCATCGTACTTGAGCATGAAATTGTGTGAATATTCTTCCCGCATTACCCAGTATTCAAAAACAAACCTGTCGCCGTAAAAGAACTGTATTACATTTCGATTGTAGTGTATTTCTTTAGGTTCCCCTAATGAATTAAATAACACGGATATATTATCACATATAGAAGATGGTATCATAGGATACTTTAATTTTAATATCATTGATTCTGTTGACATACAATGCCCAGTAAATGTTCTTTAAAATGGTAGAACTCAATTGTTCTGTGCGATTCATTTCTGTAATCGTGTGTTATATAGTTAGTATAAAGATTGTTGCGTTTAATTGTAACTTCAATGCACATATTTTCTAAGCAAACATGTAAACTTAAACTTTTTCCTTCAACTCTTATGTCGTGTCGGCTGTTTGGGAATACAGAGGTGAGAAAACCGTATTCCCGTAAAAAATAATGCGGTACATCTGGATATTTAATCTTTAATACCATCTCTTCGGTTTTATTCACGATACCCCCTTATGACATCTATTATGTCGTTTAAATCTTCTGTAATTTCTCGGTTCCGTATTGCTATCCGCCCCGAAAAAAATACAATTATATATTTTGTTCTATCTTCGTTGTAGAACATATCAAATGTCTTGTGGCGGTAGTCGTATTCTACCCCTACGGGTTCGCCAGCAGCAGACAATATTCGTCCAACGTTATCGAGAACGTTCTCTGGTAGGTCTTTATATTTAAGCTTTGCTGCTATTGCGTAAGTTGACATTAAACTATACCTAATTTTTCTTTACAAACGTCTATTGCTTGTTGTAGGTTGCAAAACCTAGTAGAACTGCTGTAACTATACCTTCCGTCGAGGTTGAATCTTTGTATTTGTGTACCTTTTCCGTAATGTAATCGACACCAGTCAAGATCATCAGTTACTTTTAAAGGTTCGCCTAATTCCCCAATAACAGTTAATGCAAAATCAAAGTTGCATTCTTTTAAATTAGGATATTTTAATTTAAGCATCATTAATTTAGTTGACATAAATCTTTCTCTATCACTGCTAGAATGTCTTCGAGCGAATACGAAAAGTTATTGCCGTGACAAGTATAATTTTTCGATTGTTTTCCGTGCGCAATATAATTCTTATGCTGTTTGCTGTAATATAAATGAACTACATATGACCATCCACGCGTGGCGGTTTGAATGACTATGTTAAGGTTATGTTTATTTGCAAAAGCATCTATCTTAATTAAGTCGCTAAAATACATAGGTGGAAAAGCAGGATACTTTATTTTTAATATCATTGCTGAAGTTGACATATTTTAAAATCCTCAATTGTTTCATATATACTCATAAACTTCAAGGTTCGACTATGACTATAACCCGTATAATATCTTTCTATAGCATATTTGCCGTAGTGCATCTTAAATTTAATTTTGTCATTTCCTTGAAATGTTATGTCATCTGGTTCGCCCAGTTCCTCTATAATATACAATATGTCATCATACACACCGTAAGGCATGTCGCCATATTTAATTTTAAGTAACATTTCTTTTGTCGGTGACAACATATGGTTTTAACTCTGTTATAATATCTAAAAGCACCAGTGACAACTTAAAATGAATGTTAGAATAGTAGTATTTTGTTTTTCGATTATAGACTAAAGCAAACGGACCGTAATTAATTATACATGCAAGGTTATGCACTTCTATAATACAATTGTCGCCTAAAGAATCGTATACTTGAAATATAACATCTATATCATCAGATGTTAATGTCGGATGTTTAACTTTAAACATCATCTTCGCAGTTGACATTTTTCAAAACCTTCGGTTATAGCTAAGTTATACGGGTAAAGTCTGGGATCGCCACGATAAGAATAATAATGACTATCGTGTGTATCGTTTTTTCTTTTGAATTCGCTCAAGTATCTTTGAAATGTTCCCCATTCGTACACGAAATCTAAATCATTTCTTCTATGCGGGTAATATATTATCTCTAAGGGTTCACCTAGATCTGTAATTACTTGTACGATAATATCTTTATTACTATCGTTTAAAAAAGGGTATTTTAATTTAAGTAACATTAATTCAATCACTTAGTTTATCCAACATGTTTTTAAGTTGCGTATATGTGCCGTTAAATTCTGTAATCTCTCCTCGGTGGAGAGAATCTGATACTTCAAAATATATACCGTCGTGCATTGATAATAAGTGACCGTTGAAATGTACACAAATCCATCCGTTGTTGTATTCTAATATATCGTATTGTATATTTTTCTTCTTTAACAGATTAACTAATCTTAAAAAACAGCTGAAGTTGTTTTGTATCTCGGCTGCACTTACACCGAGTAAAATAAGATGCGATTTTAAGTTATCATTGTTCACGTTTAATTCCCTTTAATAAATCCGGGACAGAATTATATATCGCACCGCCACTTATAAAGTGGCCATCGGAAGATAAAAATATCATCTTGTCATTCGCTTCTAAGTACACATGGTTGAAACCTGATATACGAAAAATATAAGATATGTTATTATCGCCGAGTGTTAACATGAGGTGCTCAACTTGATTCCAATGGCAGTACCATGTTTCTAATTCGAAATTGTCAGCACCTAGAAGTTTAAGATACATTTTTGTTTTGTTCACGGCAATACTCTAAGAATTCTTCTTTGTTTAAAGATCCAATGTTACTAAGGTACTTCCCTTCTGCTGTAATATATAGCTCGTCTTTGCCAACAATAAACATAATGAATCTGTCTGTGTCACAGTCTAAATATTCACTGTGGTCGACTACAATTCCGTACTTGATGTTTTCGCTATCTAGTATGCACATTATACTGTATATGTCTTTAAGAACATCGTCGCTTAAATCCGGTTCAGAAAAGTTACCAATTCTTAGGGTTAAGTGGGCACGTATATCCATTTTTGCTATCCTATGGCAAATATTAACATATTAATGGCAAGTTGTCAACTTTGTTCAATCCAAGATATAAGTTCGTTTATGTTGTATGTTGTTTTTGTTACGGATCCCATATGCTTATTAAAAAAGTATACATTTCCGTTATATGTTGAGCTAGTTCTATAAAAAATTATGCACTGATCATAATAAAGATGTATTTGACCGTAAAGGTCGATGACTTTTTTCGGTTCCCCGAACTTATCCGTTATTAATTCTAGAGGATCGAGCAAACAGTCCTTTAAGCCGTATTTAAGTTTCAATGTCATTTTTCTAGTTGACATTGTTTTCTATTCTCTCTTGTAATAATTTAAAAATTATTTTAAACGATACATAGACCATACATTTGCTTCCGTCACGTAAAGAAGACAATGAATCGTCGAACCCGCAGTACATTGATCGTTGATAATAATTATCAAAATCGTCAGAAGCCGTAGCGGATATTACTGTATTGTTGTTTACTGTAAAATCAATATACTCGCCATCTACATTCATATTATCAATTGATATGCCGCCTACCTGAATTATAATTGCTGCTCTAAGACATACATACTTCGGCATATTGTGTACTAATTTTATAGCCATTGCTTCTTTTCTTATTCTGCTGTTAAGTTCTTTGTTAACTTTCACTTAATAACTCCATTACTTCTTCGACAGTAACACAGTTATAAATTCGCATACTGTCCAAATATAAGTTAAAACCTTTTCTTTGTATTACGGGGTAAATAACATATTTGTCTACGTGAAAACCCAATATACTATCTGCTAAACTTCGCGAGAAAGGTATGTTATTATTGTTTAATCTAGATTCAAAATCAATTACTTGTTCGACAAGAAGGTGCGGGTTTAACTCTTCCCCCGTTTCTAATTTAATCATCATTTTGTAGATGTCGGTGTGCATTTCACGAACTTCTTTAAATAGTTATGCTTTAACATGTGACCAAGTACAAATTTAAAAGAATAAGAACTTACAAAAACATCGATGTTACCGTAATTGTCAAGCCTTAAGATTTTATATTTTCTGTTGCTGTTTGTTATTATAGAATATCTTAAGTCTAATGTTAGGTATGATTGTTTACCCGCAATAGATACGTCTAAGATATCAACGAAGGTTTTAACTAGTGCAACCTGTTTGGCAGCAATTCTAGGACAGCCGTGCTGTAACTTAATTAAGGTTGCTTCTTTTGATATTTGCCTAAACATGATTTTGTATAAACTTAATTACATAATCGACATCGGCTGTGCTCTTAAGTCTCACTCTCTTATTGTATATGTTAAACCCGCAATTAGACATAACAGGGAAAAGTGAAATTTCACCAACTGTAAAATAAAACAAGCCGTCAGTCGAATAATATACATTATATGATATATTATTCCTAGTTAATTCTTTTTCCAGTAGTATGATGCTTTCGACGTTGTACTCTGCTTTTAAGTCAGTATTATGTTTTAATTTAATCATCATTCTGTAGGTATCAGGTTGCATGGTTATCTCTGATTGTATCTCTGATTATTTCCATTTTACGTTCATTAGTTGTGTATTCCGATTTTATATTTTTACCTCCGTTAACGAATACTTTATACTGACCTCTTACGTTGTATATATGGGTGTATTCGTCGCCCACATAACGTCCGTGAAAACCTTCGCCGCAATGGTACTTAATATGTAGTTGATCAAAAATATCTACAATAGGCAAGAATAAAGTAATGTCTTCTTCTTTAAGAAAAGGATATTTAATTTTTAATGTCATGGCTTTAGCTGTCATTTTTATAAGACTCCATTAGTGCCATTTGTTTTGCTGCAACTTCTGATATTATTGATACTTTATTTAACCCTTTACTTCGAAGTTCGAAACGCCCACTTTTAAACGAAGGAGTGAGATATTTGTCGCATATAGCGAAAATTAAAGCATTATGGTAATCGTCTAAAAAAGAGATTCTCTTTCTTGCGATATGCGTTTTGTATTTTATATTGTTTTCAATTAGAAATTCTTCAAATTCCGCGCAAGCTTCGGCTGTCTCCGGATGTAGGTTGTATCGTAATACTAGCATCATTGCATTCTTGCTTGTCATGTTTCCCATATCCTAATTAAGCTGTTATCATATTGTATTTCTTCGTCTTTGACTAATAAACAGTATCTATACAGATAGTTCCCGTAATATATTGCAATTTTAAAATTGTCGAACCATAACTCAATGATATTTTCGGCAAACCTTGAGATATTAGTAGGCTCGCCAAAAACACCTATTACATCGTTTATGTTTCCGATCATATTATTTTCTATGATATGACCGTACTTCAACTTAAGATGTTCGGCTTTCACTATTAATCAACTTTATCGCTTCTTTGATACTGCTAGTCATTTTAATCTCATTCCCGATGTTAATTACAAACCTAAAGTAGATCTTCTTCGAAGCTACGCCAAACCAACAGTCTTTCACCCTACAACATACGTTGTTATTTGATAATACTTCTATAATTTTAATATCAAAATAACAGTTAAGCAATGTTATCCGCCTAAAGGTATTTTTGTGTATAGTTGGGTGCTTGATTTTAAGAAGCATTAATTCTTTGTTAAGGGACATAATATCTCCTTTATTTTGTTTAAACTGATCGATCTCTCAATACAGGGTTGGTATTTAAATATGCGACCAGGGTATACGTTGTACCCGTCGATTATATCATAGTTACAATATATTGTGATATCTATGGTTTTAGAATATATTATGACATTTTCTACTACGAAACCAATATGGGATTCTTCGGAATACGAAATAGGAATATTTAATTCTAATAGAAGTATGAGTAATTTTCTAATGTTGTTTTGGTATATTTCCGCCTCGCCTTTAAAACCTCCATGTTTTAATTTTAAGTTCATGATGTGCAAATCTACTAACATGTGATTATCGCTGTAGTTCATTTAAAAGGTTAACTATATCTTGTAAATCTCTATAATTACTTCTCTCGTAAATATTTCCTCTGGAAACACCGTAATTATTATGATGGGTGTGCGATGGCCAAATTCTACAGTTGCCAATTTTAAAACCAAAGCCAATTTCCCCTTTATCGCTGTCTTTGAAGTATTTTGGATTGTATCCGGCAGCAACTAAAGCGTTGTATAGTTTTAGATATCTTAGTTTGTACAAGTCGTCGGCAGCAACGTCAACACCTATTAATTTTAGTTGCATCAACTCAACGTTTGTTAACATAATTAATTACCTTGTTTAAGTCGACATCTACTTCCTTTGTCTGGCTTATAATAGTGTATCTATTTTCCTTAAGAGAATGCAAAGGGAATATCTGAAAATCGCCAACTATGAAATATCTTCCATTTATACCGGTCTCGAACGATACGCTTAAATTATTCGAAATTAATAATTTATATACGGCAACATAATTCACTACGAACACAGGGATATCCCACCCTTTAAGTTTAAATATCATTAATATCTTTTCGTCCACGTCGTTTCCTAAAGAGGTGTGCCAAAATATCTAGAATATGATGTTTTCCAATTAAGCATTAAGTGCTGTGCATCGTCTAATTCCATTTGTTTAGAACAAACCATAAGGTGTAATCTGTCTTCGAGTTTATTTTTTGCAGTAACATTCCATATGCCATCATATGGTTGTACCCAAATGTTTTTAATATCGTTAGATCCGCCCAAGTTTGCACTTATAAGCATGTCGTACTCGCAACCTTTAGTTGCACATTGCATCTTACCGTAGTATTCAGATGCTTTCTTTTTAGTAGCTTCAGATATAGTAGGTGGGCGATATGTTTGTTGGCATACGGTATTAACGTCTGTTGTTATAACACTGCCAGGTGTGTACTTAGTGTTAGGCACGTCTATACTATTACTTGCATACAGCGAAGCTGGCAGAAGCATTAAAGAGGCTAGGATTAAACGTTTCATGATTTTGCTCCTGTTCTAACAATAGTTGAATGTTCAACTGCTTGATAAAGTACAAACCCAATCGAACCTAGAATCATCACGGTTATTAGAAATGCAACTATGGGCGATAAAAATCTATCTATATCGAATTTCACGTTTATTTCCTATTAAGAATTGCATCACAGTAATAAGGGAAAAATTTAGTTTTAAACGATTCGTATCTAGGCGGAACCATATTGTTTTTGATCATACTTTGAATTAAAGAAACAATTGCGGTATGATCGGATAAATTGTAATCATCGTTATTAAATATGCTTTTGTAATTGCCCGTATTAATAATGTTTCCTATCTGTTCCTTTTCGTCGTCTGTAAGAGGAGTAGAGTGATCTACTAATTCAAATGCAGTATCAATGAAACCGTTAATTAAAACACCGTGGTTATCGCCTCTAGTGTCTTTGTTTGCTATCACATAGTCGTGAACTGCAATTAATTTCTGGATAGTTGACATAATATTCTCCTTTAACCTAGTATTGCTTTACCGTAATAAGGATAAAATTTATTTCTGAATGTCGTACTCGCTTGTGCGTTGATTTTTAAGTTGTGATCTGTAAACATGCTTTTCATTATACATGTAACTGCAACACGATCTGATATACCATCATGGTTATCGAATATGTCTTTATGTTTTCCATGCTTAAAAATTTCCTTTATTTGAGATACTTCGTCGGCTGTTAACTCGTTTGAATGATCAACTAATTCGAAAGCAAGGTTAATAAAATCGTCAAGCAAAACAGTATGGTCGGTAATGTCTTTATTTTTAATTACATTGTCGTGAGCTGCAACTAATTTATAAAAAGCTGGGCGTTTGATTACGTTTACCATTGTTTCTGTGTTAGTGGGTGCCATGTCCTATACCTCAAAAATTGTATCACATCGTCTGTCTTTTTAATCGTACTAATATAGCCAGTTATACCGAAAATATTGTAACCTTCTTCGCTACCAGAGTGAACCCATATATTATAGCTACCTACTTTAAAACAAGGCGAGTCAGTTGCATTTTTAGGAGTACCTTCGAATATCTCATACGGTATCTTTTCATCTACTAAACGCATCTCAAATATACAAAACCACTCCAGATTAGATTTAATATTGTACGCTAATCTATTAAATATTTTTAAATGCTCAATGTTCATTTCGAATCCATCGCAGCTTCTTTCTGTTCGATTATCCTAGCGAGGCTATCTGCTTCACTTTTATCTTTACGCTCCTCGATAAACCTTGGGAGATAAAGCGAATGTGCTTCGCCTTCTTTCTTAGGATACATAATATCGTTTGCACGTACAGTTACAATCTTACCAATCCAGCTATCTTTTTCAGCCCAGATCGTATCTCGTGTAACTACACCTTTACCTGGTTTTTCTTTAAAGCCTGCAGCAGACACTATAACATTACCGTCTGATGATTTGCAAATTAAAGATCCGAATGTTTTTGCATTTTTACCTTTGCCAGCTTCAAAACCGACTACTTCGAGCTCGACATCAAACTCAAGTTTCAGTTTCATTTGTAGGGTAGACGTATTGTCCGCCCACATACCAGCTGGGTCTTTAATAATAATGCCTTCTTTATTTTCTTGCAACTTTTCAGCGTAAAACAACATTGCATCTTCTACACTGTGTAAAACCTTTGTTTCGATTAACTGGAGATGTGTTGTGTTAACTGTTAACTGGCTTGACAATTCTTTAAATCTATCTGCATAGCCAACGTTGTACTTTCCTTTCGATACTGCATTTGTAAGTGGTATCTGATCCCACACTAAAAAGATAGGGTATTCGTTGTCTGCAAAATCACCGCCGTTCTCGACGTGATTCATAATACCGTTTGACAGCTCTCGTGGTAACCGTTGTCCATCTCTTAGCACAACCAGTTCGCCGTGTGTTTGTGTGTTAGTTTTAAGTGTTGCTTTAACTTCGTTTACCAAACTTGAAAGCTTTTCAATTGGGTATTCCGAACCTTGTCGACTTGACAAAGAAACATCGCCTGTTATGTCGTGGTTTAAATTCATAAACATTGCGTCTGCTTTTTCTTGTGCAAACACACCATCTGTCCAGTTAAATTTTTTCAACTTCTCGCGATTAAAAGAACTGCAACGCATGTAAGGAAAATCTTTAATGGTATCTTTACATGCTTTGTTAACAGTTGACGCACTAAATCCTGCGCGTAAGTCTTTCGAAATTACACGTTTAAGTAACTCTGCAGATGCCGCAGTAAGCTTATCCATCTCATCTTGTACAGCAGCAAGTGCAGCATGTCCAGTTAACTTACGTTGTTGTAGGCTAACCAAAAGGGAACGTGTAGTGTTGCTAAAACCGCAATCGCCTTCTTTTGTTTGCGATGGTATTTTCTTAATGCCGTATGTGCTAACAGGATCGAGTGCAAACACAATCACATCTTTGAAATTTGATGCCGCTTGTAAATGTTCTTTGAGAATGTCTTGTTTTGCATTCTTAGAAGGGTTTGCAGCAATTTGTTCAATTACGTTGAGAATTTGATCGGAGTGCATATCTGCTTCCTATGTCTAATTAACTTGCTGTAATATTAGCACTATCTTGGATAGTTGTCAAGTTGTTATTTTTTACAAACAATATAATGTCCTTTATATCGCCCTCGAATAACTGTTGATTATCTATTATTAAATTGCATATTCCTACATTCACATAACGGCAAGGATAAATCTGGTATTGCCTAAAAATGAAATGCAAAGTGCCGTGGTATTCGTATTCAATGCACGACATATTTTCTTCGTTGAGGTAATGGCTTACTGTTGCAATATTTGTTAGGTAATCTGTTGTGCCGATAGTAGGGTACCTTAACTTGTAATAAAGTATCCTACTATCAACAGTTGACATGTTATTTGCCTAACATTCTTGCATATTTGGCTTGGCGTTTTAGGCAAGTGCTTTCAACAAACACTTTCCAATCACGCGGTCTTGCTTTACGCAAGTCCGCGATTTTCTTAACCATACGCAGGCTAAGTTCGCGCAAGTAGTCGGCATTGTCAAAAATATACTGAATAATCTCCGCTGCTTCATCGCCTTCGAAATCGTAATTGGCAAGTATTGCACCGCCTTCTACTACTTGTTTGATGCGGAGCAGTTGGTCACGTTGGTGACTAATATTTAAATCTAAATAGTGGCAGCGCGACAACATGGCATCCATATGGGCTTTTAAACGCTGCGATGTTGTGCGTTCAAAGTCATAATTTGTAAGGAAGATTACACTGCCTTTGAAGTCAAAGAAAGGTGGAATCTCTTCTGCTTTTAATGTTCTGCTCTCTGCTAGCCAGTTGATAGTTCTAGTTTCGCCGCTGTCAAGTGCAGCTTTTAGAATGTTAAGGGCAGTATCGTCCAACAATGCATCGTCGCAATCATCAAATACGATAATGTTATTGGCTGCTGAAAAATTATACAGCGCCTTATAAATGTTAATAGGTGACGCATAACCTTTGATGATTTGGAAATTCGATTCACCGTTGCGAAGTTTCTGTGTCATAGAGCGACGATTAAGAACATCCTCAACTGTGTATGATTTGCCAATACCTGGAGGGCCACATACAATAAGACCGCGAATTGTACCATCGCAGGTTGCTTTAACAATGTCTTCGTACATTGTGAAGCTTTTATTGATGCGAATCATTGCTTCTTCTTCGGTTTCGTTTTCCAGATATATTTTTTCGAAATCTTGATTGCTGCCAAGTTGATTTGAAATTTTCTGTTCTACTGTGTTTGCATCTTCTTCTGTCATGATTACATCTCCAGTTACATATTCAATGTCTGAACGTTGGCATTTAATTCGGCATGCACAGTCATCGAGACCGCCTTCTCTTGTACCGTGTACAATAACATAACCTGCATCTTCTTTGGGCATCCATTCTCTTTTTACTGTAAAAAGCTTATTACGTACTGGTATACCGCGCCAGCTTCCGTTAATTACTTTTACCTGTTTTTGCATGTTTGTGTTCCTGCTTTGCGTTAATGTGAAAACATTATTGCACAACTCGGTGTGCTTGTCAAGTATTATTTTTGTCCAATAGGAAATTAACTATATCTCTTGTTCTTTTTGAACGGCACACTTTAATCCATGGATTACCTTTATTATTCCATATTCCCCAGTCTTTAGATGAGTCTGACCAACAGACTAAGTATTTCCCACATCTAAATTCGTCAGTCGAAGTAATATACGGTACCTTATATAATTCCATACGTGCTTCAAGTATCGCCCATTTCTTAAGATCTTGTTTGCGGACACCGTCTTGTAATTTCAAAACCATCATCTTATTGTTAATGAGCTTCATCAAATCTTGCACTTTTTTATGTCCTCGGCAATATGTTTGATTTTGTGGTAGTATAAAACTTCGTCGGGACGTTCTGTTATAATTGCGCCAGGTACTAAACCCCACTTTTTAATATCGGTATATCTGTATAGGTGATAAGAGTTGTTAACTAAAAAAGAATTATAACCGTCCGTTTTAACAATGTCGTATTTAATATCGTAAAGTTCAAGGATAGTAGCTGCAATTGCAAACCTTCTATTATTTCTATAACTGTTGGAGAATTGGCCTGCTAATTTTAAATTAACCCTTTTCTTGTTTATCCGGTTAACAATCGACATGATCAGCCTCTAAATATTTTGCCACCTGTTTTAACGTCTTTAGCTCATCTAAGGTTTCTCTGCCTTTTTTATCATGAATCCTATAATCGTCCCCTCGGCGAGATAAATCGTAAGTTAAGTAATATTTGTCTGAGATGTATAATCTGTCTGTTATTTCAACTTTAATACCGTACAATTCTAATATCGCCTTAATTTTAGAAATTCTCCGGTTAAAAACATAAGACCATGTAGGCCTATATAATTTAAAATAAAGCATATTCTGGTTATATTTTTTGTAGAATTGTGATTTTATAGTAACCATATAGTTGCCAGAGACGAAATTGACATTATTAAAGAGACTGAGATTAATTGGCTACTTTTAACTTTTGCACCATATAATGCAGATAAACAGCAAACCATAAAATACAGCCACATTACAATTAAAGCTATCATAGTTCTGAATTCCTTCTGCGAATGTACATGTCTTTCTTCCAACGTCTAAAAGAAAGACTTAGCTCTTCTTTAGTCATTAATCTTGGGTCGTTACCTTTGTTGCACATTTCAATATCGTATTCTCTATATTCGCTAGTCATTTCGGACCGTTCTTTCGCAAGTGCGTTTTTCTTTTCTTCTTGTTCCTTTTTAATTAATTCCGCTTGCTCTTTTTTTAATTTTTCCTCTGCAACTCTTTTAAGTCCGTCCTTATCTAAATCTCTTGCTTTAAGAAAGTCACGCACGTATTCTCTTGTGTTGTAATCTGCAATAGGACCTTTTGACATAGAATCTAAAAGTGCAGCATAAGCATAACACGGCATATCTTTTTCTACACTTTTCAAATACCATACATCAATGCTTGAATTACACGGAGGTATACATTTGGTTTTATCTGCTACAAGATTAACTAGATATGCAGTACATCTTTCTTGCCAAGACGGCCGCAAAGTAATAATCCATATAATTGGAGTTGTAAAAACTATTAAGTGACAAAATTTATCAAGTGTTTCGCTTTGGCTTCCATATGTAGTTGAAATATAATACCAAAACCAAGGATATCCAACTGCAAGCGACCAACAAATCACGAAGCATAAAAAGTGCCACGGTTGAGTTACTGCTATTTTTGCAAAATATAAAAGCGCAACGACTAAAAACAAATTTGAAAAAAGCACAAACATATCATGTTCCTCATTAACTTAGGCTAATAATAGCATAAGTCGGTGGGGTTGTCAATCTACATTTATGCCTTGTTGACGCATAGATTCGATTTGTGATTCAGTTAGTTCTAATGTTACTATTCTAGTTATCGGTTTAACGGTTGTATAACCCGGCACATACACGTTGTTTAATTTAATGGTTTTATTTGGTTCCGGTTGTATTACTTCGAAACAATCTTGCCTTATAATTGCACATTTATCCCCAGTCGTAAATGTGCAATCGCTACTAACATTAAAAACACAATAATTTCTAGTATTAAAAGTACAGCAAGAAAGAGTATTAAAAATACAATCTTCTTCGGTTGTAAAATTGCACATATGACCTGTGATGAATGTGCAATGCCGACTAGTAATAAATGTCCATCCGTCTAAATCTCTAAAATCAAATACTAAACCGCATTCTGTTGTCGATACTGTCTTATTTTCTTCGTCAACAGTGCATAGTTGACGTGCATTTTGTCCGCATTGTGTAATCGAGTATAGCATGTACTGTCTCCTAACTATTAACGTGGGCTAAATATAACATAAATTAGTATGCATGTCAACCTACATATTTGATTAAATCCTTAAACCTTCTTGTCCTAAGATTAAAACCGTCACAATAAGGAAAATATCTCTTTGAATAACCGACACTTATATTTTTATCCTTTATTCTAACCATAATTTCAACTTTACCATAATCAATGTAGATTACTTTATAGCTGTAGAATTTCCCAATTAACCATAGTCTTTTTAATCCGACACGGTTTAATTCTGGGTACTTAATTTTAAGCAACATTAACTCTTTTTGCATAACATGCCAAAGCGTAATAACATGCACTCTATGTTTTCGCAGGTAGCTTCGCCTCTGCGTTTAGAATCTAAATTGTTTTCGCCCACAAATAAAACATTATGACTTAAATAACATAATATGTCAAAACCTTCAAAGAGGAGATTTAGTCTGTCATCGTATACATCAAAAGTACACTGGTAACCGTATTCTTCAACAACGGTGATTAAATTGTATATTTCTAGCAGACGTTGGTTGCTATAAGAATTGTGGCATGCCAATTTTACAAACAATTTAATTTTATTCAACATTGTTTTTTATATCCTTAATAATTCTGCTAACTTCGTTGGCTCTGTACGTTTTAGCTATTCTACTTTCAAGCGGATCGTCGCCGAAATATAATTCAAAAAGTACAGTATTGTTAACAGAGACAGGGATAATATCGAAACAGTCAAATATAAAATGTGCATCTGAATTGTCGTAGGTGCCAAATGATTTAATTTTGTAACCTTCTTTTTCTAATTTGCACAATAATTTCGCAGAAGGAACAACTTGATCTGCAGAGAAAATCTCATTTGAATATTTAAGACGGAGGAACATTTCGAAATTATTTTTCATCTAAAAATTCCAACTTGATTTTTTTGATGTCGTCGGTTAGGTTGTTAATATTTATATCAGATACATATTTATTATTATTGTAATTTTCTCCTACGTGAAAACAAAAGATATTTTCGCCCCTAGATGAAGTAAACATAATTATGTCGCAACCCTTTAATAAGATAATAGGACTTTTATTTACGTGTGTAGTGAGTTCGAAATCGATTCCTTGTTTTTCAAGCTCTTCTAAAACAGATGCAAATTTAGATAGGGCACTATCTGGTAGAATTTTAGATGTATATAATAAACGTAACATCATTGTTTTTTTATTGTTGTTCATCAAAACAGGGCAAGGAAACCTAATCCCTTTAGGGTTAGGGGTATGCCCTTCCTCCTTTGTATGATTTAGATGCATATTATACGGCAAAACAAAAAACAAAGCAATATATAATAATTGATAAATAAAATTATGGATTATATGTCTTTTAAATATCGATTATACCCAACTGCAGAACAGCAGCAATATCTACGTTGCGCCTTTGGCGCAAAACGTTGGGTGTATAATTACTTCCTATTTGTCAATCTTGAAAATTATAAAAACAAAATACCACATCTCTCTGCGTTTGATTGTAATTTATTAATAACTGATCTGAAAAAGCAAGATAGCACTAGCTGGCTTGCAGATATCGACGATAGTATACTTAAAAATGCATCTGCTGATCTAGGTATGGCTTATAATAATTTCTTCAAGTCCGTAAGTGGTAAACGAAAAGGTAAAAAATTAAATAAACCAATTTTTAAGAAGAAATCAAACAGTCAATCATTTCGAACTAGAGATGTTAAAATTACATCCGACGGAATTAAAATACCAAGATTGGATACACCTATTGATTTCGTAGAACATAGAAATATCCCAACAGGTAGTAAGATAAAGTCGGCGACAATATCACTTACTCCTTCGGGTAAGTATTTTATTTCTGTTTTAGTTGAATTAACAACTACACTAAAACCCCTAACGGGTAAGGACGTAGGCGTTGACTTAGGTATTAAAGACTTAATTATTACTAGCGATGGAGTAAAATTTCAACACCCAGATGTGCAGCTATCAAAAAACACGAAGCTGTTAAAGCAACAACAAAAGATCTTATCCCGCAAGCAAAAAGGTTCCAATAATTACGAGAAGCAACGGATTAAAGTTGCTAAATTATATGAATCTTTAACAAATCAAAAACGCAATTATTATCACTTGATTAGTAATTACCTAGTAAGTAATTATGACACAGTTGTGTTTGAAAATTTGAATGTTTCGGGTTTGATGAAAAATAAAAATATTGCACGAGCAATCGGTGTTGCAAGCTGGGGACTTCTGACCCAGCTTGTGAAATATAAGTGCGATTTATATGGCAAGACATATCATGAGATTGGGAGATATTCCCCATCAACGAAGACGTGTAGTTGCTGTAATTTTAAATTAGATCAACTAAAACTAAATATTAGGAGTTGGGTTTGCCCCAACTGCAATGCAGAGCATGATAGAGATATTAATGCGGCTAATAATATTCTTAATTTTGGATTGGTTGATTTATATGGCGGTACCTACCCAGGCAACAGGGGTAGTGGGATCAACGAGATCCCAATGGCCTTGAAGAAATTTGTTAGTAGTTAAAACTTAATAGTCTATTGCACTGCGAATGCGGTGAGTGTATAGTTTAACAAATGGAACAGGCAAGCTTGATTCCTAAAGGAATCAAGTAGTTAACATAATATCTTTTTTATGTCAATTATTAGTCTATCGTATTCGTCGAAATAATAGTCGTCTTCTATATTGTTGTTGTCTTTGTCTTTGCCAATATATAATGATACTTGGTCGTTGGTAATTAACACATCGCCGCCTTTTAATACTACTTGAGGGATAACGATCCCAGGGCTAGAAAACATAGATAATTCAAATTCTATGTTTTCTAATTTCAACCTGGTTAATAATTTACACATATCTGCAATGCAATCTGAACTTAGGATATTTCCGTATTTTAATTTTAGGAACATATCCATGCTATCCACCACAATATATATATTTAAAAACTGTATCAATATTGTCAGTTGAATGTAAGAATCTGTTATCTTTATCGTGAAGTTTATAACGATCAAACCAAGAACCTGTACCTATATAGGCTACAATATAATTGTCAAAAGAAACAGTCTTTTTCTTTATGTTTAGTTCGACATTATCAAACATACACTTTGAACAGGCATACAGCATTGCAAAATGCATCAGGTCGTCTTCTTCGTCGCTTGTAAATCCGGCTAATTTTAAATTAACCATTTCTTTTTCGATTTTATTCACGATTAACTAGCTCAATATATTGAGTTAAGTCCTGTACTAAATCATCTGTTAAGTAATTATTTATGGTATGTTTGAGCATCGGGTATTTATTAATAACACCTGAAACCATATTGTCGAATTCATCTTTTATAAGAGGCGGATCAACATATCTAATATTTTTTACATTGGCAATATAATAAACTACACCGGATAAAAAATTATACTCTTCGTAATCCGATAACATATTAATATATTTTTTATCTAATATTCCTAGCTTTGATAGAATCTTTAACTGCGATTGTTTCCCCGCAGAATATAAAACTTGGGTGTTCCTCGTGTTTTCGAGTTTAGCCAAATCTATAGTATTAAGGTATGTATTAACTACGCCTTCTACATTAATAAATTGTTCGTTTGCGGAAACTTCCTTAAGAGAGTTGCCGCGTATACCAATTATTTTAGTTGGATTGTACACAGTCGAATCGCCTACATCGTTTTCTTTAATTGCACGGGCAAATAGACTTGAAATCAACGTCATATCGATTTTAACAGTGGGCGTAGTATTTTTTAACGGAACATAATAACAGATTTGGTCTTCTTCCATTTCCGGCAACTGGGTGTATGAATTTTCAAACTTCCCGTTAGCATTATTAAAAACGAGCATATCAGTTCTATAACGCGAAACATATGCAGTATCACGTTTTTTTCTTTCCATAGAAGAAATGTATTTAATATTTGAATCGGGTATATTGCCAAAATATTTAATCCAATATTCTTTTTCGGATTGTGTAACCGCACCGTTTTTTCCTTTTATGAGTACAATTTTAGAATATGAATCGAACATATCGGCATTATCTTTTAATCTACTCTTAGTATGTTTCCCCAGATCATCAAATACAATGTATGATGTAAACGTAATGGGTAAACGATACACTTCTGCTTTAATTCTTCCTAGTGTATTGACTGACCTTCTACGTTGTGCAACATACATTTCGATTTCTTCGGCATCTTCTGTTTCGATGATATAGTCAATTGTAGAGTGATAACATTCTATGTTTTCGACAAAAGAAAGGTTTTCTTTAATCCATGTTGCTTTTGCATCACTTAAAATACTATCGTTTTTTATAGTATTAATATAATTAAATTTTTCAAAGTCGCTTGAATATTTCCCCAACTCAATGTCTATTTTGCCGGGCAATGCAGCAATTACTTTATCAAGCTGTCTTGTAATAGCATTTATTGTATTTTCTGTGTATGACAGAGATTCCCGATTCATATTAGGTTTTAATGTACCTGCGTCAAAATGCAATTCTAAATCTCGGCAAAGTAACGTTCTATATTTAGAAGGTAATAAATCAGGGTTTATGCTGTATTCAACAAAACCTTCTACTGCAACAGGTTTGCTTCCATATGTTATGTAAGATTTTAAATGTACCCCAGGTATAATGTTTTCCATTTCGTATTTTTTCTCTGGGAAAACTAACTCAACGTTGCAATTTGGTTTAACTGTAAAATGTTTTAAATATTTAAGTGCAGCACGTTTAAAAGAATCGCAATCGCTAATTTTTACGGGCAACTTTATTTCGAGGCCGTTTTTTTCTGTAGTTGGAACATCAACTAAGAACAACAGAGAAGGTATTCCTTTGTCATTTTTAAATACAGTATAATCTCTGCGAATGCCATTTTGATAGGACGATACACTAAAGTTAGAAGTGTAGCCAAGTGGTGTTTTCGAACCAAGTCCAAATCCGCCAATTTGCTCGTCGCTGTCTCTTTTGGTTGATTTAAAAACGGAAGTATAAACTTCTTCCATTTGCTCTTTTGACATGCCTACACCGTAATCTCTGAAGCCAAGATACGGTTCTGAATATGTAGGTAAATGCAAATAGAAAGGTTCGGCCGTGTTGCCTGCTAATACATGGCCGTCGTAACAATTACACGAGAGCTCTCTTACGATTGCACCGTGCAAATCCGTATACAGTTTATTGCCCGACAGTTGCTCAAATGCAAACGATGTCATTTCAATTCCAAATTCTACGGAATTGTTTTGCATTTTTTCCGGCAGGGTTGTATTTAATTTGTTTTCTACTTTCACTTTATTTTTCCTTGCAGACTTTGCAATTACGAGGTAACACCGATACGATATGTTTATCAAATAAAGATTCGGCGCGAACTCTTTGAGCCCTTGTTATTTCAAGTACAATGAATTTACCGATTTTATCTTCTATTGTGATTATTTTACCAACTGCAACATCATCAGCTTCAATGCATTGCATGTATCGGCTTTCGACTTTCTTTTTGTTCTTCAACATATCCACATCCTACACAAATGTTTTGGTTAATTATTACATCATAGTGGGAACACCCCACAGTATACACTTCTACTGCTTCCAGCGGTAACACTTCCTTCTTACAGATTTTACACTCTTTGCTCATGTTATTACCTTTTTATTTAGTAGTCAATATTAATTTTGAAACCACATCTACTACGGTATCCGATGTACTATCAGCTAAGTCACCGTCTTCTATTTTATAGTAGTTATTGCAGTATTTTGCTAATTTGTTGCCGGCATCGTCTGAATCGAGTATACCGAATATTTGCCTGTTTAAACAGCCTAACCAGTTTTTTAAATGCACGGGGTTATTTGATAATGTTGCAATACATGAGAAACCTAAATTATGTACTCTAACCGCATCAAATATTCCTTCAACTAAGAATAGGTATTTAGGTGACATATTTAAAGTTTCAACTCCGAATACTCCAATTTGTCCCGGCGATACCTTTGTGAAGTATTTAGAATCCTTTGGGTTATTCCTACGTTCTTTTGTAGCAGACGGTCTATATTGTTGATACCCTACCATCTGACCTGATAAATTCCAAAGCGGGAAGGTAGCTGTACCTTCTACATCGTCAATAGTCACATTGTACAGGTTTAAATCTACATGTCTACTCATTAGATGTTTTTTAATGTTCATCGTTTTTAGTCGCGTAGCAAAGGAAAGTAATAATACTATAAAAATTTTAATTTGTCAAACAAAAAGGAGCATATGCTCCTTTTTGATGGTACCTTCTTTAGAGGGTTCTTGCAAAATTGCCGCCCTGACCAATTTACCCCAGTTCTAGACCTGTTAATGGGCATTGATTGCCATCGCTTAAAGGCTCACCGAACATAGGATCGTCTGTTGCCTACACATCATATCAACGTCGACCTCGAAGACATGTCTACCTAGTGTTATTTAATTATGCAACATATTATGTTGTTTGTCAAGCAATATTATACTTTCTTTAAGTTGTTTATTTGCAATGTTCCAAAGTCTTGCATCTCCTTCTTTGAGAACATCAAGCAACAACCTTTTTTCTTTTAGGTACGTATATGCAAAACCACTCTTAGCATGTTCTACAATTGATTTTGTATTATCGATAAGATCTGCTAATTTAATAGTTTTAGCTTCGGGCGAAGCTAACTTAGTATGCTTTAAATCGATGTTTTTTCTAACAGCTCTGTTACCGTCAGACTGTTTACTAACATCGGTTAATTCGTCTACTAAAGTGGCAATTCTAATTCCGAATTCTAACCGTATTAAGTCCAAAGTAACCCAATGTACATCTTCTATTGTATCGTGTAGAAACGCAGCCGAAACCATTTCGTAATCATCCGTAACAGACGATACTGTATTAGCAACAGAAGCAGGATGCACAATATATGGCTCGAAAGTATACCTTCTCCTGTGGTCAATAGAAGAGTGGGCAAGTGCTGCGAACTGTGCAGCTTTTCTAACAGTTTTATGCTTGATCATTTCTTTAATCCTGCGCATGTAATATAAATATGATACAGTAATTAGAATAAAAAGTCAATCTGTAAATATAAAGTATTGTTCGATACCGTCTTCTTTTATTTCTTTTGAATATATAGGATATTTCAAAAGCATATGTGTTATTTCTTTTTCAAATTGAGATGTAATACCCGGTATTACTATTTCAGTTTTATCTTCTGAATCGAAAATACTATGCTTTACAACTGTTTTTCTAATTGTCTGAACTTTTTTAAAGAAATAGAATTTGCCGTGATAACTACTGCAGACTACCCAGTAGTCGGTTTTGCCAAAATCATATGAAGTATAACCTGCCGCTTCGGAGTTTGTAAAAACATAACATTTTAATCTGTTATGTAAGCTATTAAAATTTGTCATTAAGTTTATTGTATAGTTCGGGTCTTTCCCCCGGCGAATATCTTTTCGTCTTTCGAAAAAGAACGTAATTATAAAAAGAACCATAACAACTATAATAGATAATATTAATATAACGAACGCCGCTAACATATTAACCATAATTTTGCCTCTAGTATGCCTTGATTATTTCGTTATCGTTGTATTCGGACGATATTGACGAGCCATATTTTAGTTTTAAAAATGCAAGGTCTTTGGAAAATCGACAAGGTTTGCCTTCGGTTTCAAGTTGAAATTCCTTTTGGCTGTTTTTAAAAGAACTGACTATTTGTGCTTTTTTTAAGAAATATAAACGATTATCATGCCACCCTAAAAATATCATATATTTTCTTTTTGGGTAATTATATGTTTTGCAAACAGTAGAAGGAGTATTAAATATAAAATAAGATTTTTCCTCTGTAGTGTAAATACTTCCAGAATTAAGAAATAAATTAAGTGCAAAGTTCGGCGGCATGTTCTTACCGTAAACTATTCGTGATGCAATAACAAGAGTAAGGAAAACAAATAACATTGCTGTAATAGTTAATGCAGCTAGTAAATAAAACATTATTATACCCCTTCGTATTTTAATATTTTGTCAAGTATAACACTAAGTTCATATGAATAGCATAAAAGTGCCGGCATAGTATTTAAATAATGCGGATTAGGAGAGCGAGAAGAACGATAATAATACATTAGTCCATATCTTGCCCCACCAAATGTAATATACGATCTATCGAAGCATAATTCTGAGTTTTTAACTTCGTATGGTATATTTTTATCGTTTAGGGTTGACAGCAAACTAAATAAAGTTTCGCAGTCGTAATTATCATCTACGAAATCAAAACCTTTTAATTTAAGATATACGTTTGTTTTGTTCATTTATGATTTTCTCAACTACAGTTTTGTAGCTTGAATAACTAGTTGATGTACTATTAAAATGTAAGTAATATAAGTTATTATATGATGAGGTACTTATCTCTATTTCAAAATCCTCAACATTAACCATTATGAACATCCAATTTTTTTTCTTGATACTATAGTTTAGATTATGTATCCTTAAGTGGTTACAAAGTTTAAATGTTCTAGTTATGGTTGTTTTAACAAGTTTACCCGCCATCAAAATTAATGACATTTCGAACTTTTTGTATGTTTTTCTACTAGCCATGTGAGGCTCGCCAGAGTTCTAATTCGTTTATAATTTCACAAGACTTAAATGATGTTACTTTTTCGCCCAAAAGAAGTGCCTTGTATAAATCTTTTATCGACATATCTCTTAGCTCTAAACCTGCGTATGGGTTTTTATATTTTAGTCTAACCGATTCTTTTATTTTATCAACTAATTCATCTTTGAATAACATTTAACACCTCCCGCGTAACAAATAACAAATCGCACATGCAATCTTTTCTTATATATCGACCTTCCGGCAACACCGAAGCTGTATATTTATATCGGAAATTATCGTTTTCTTTAATGGTTAAATCGCTTTGAATTTCAACAAATTTTGTTACTTTCGTGTGTATTATATAATTTACTCGTCCGTCGTTTATGGTAAATGTAATATTACCGTATGTTGATTTGAGACAATCGAATAATTCTAATTCTAATTCGGCATCCGCTATGACTGTTCCTTGCAGTTTAGCATAAATTAGTGCTTTTTCAAAGTTGCGCATTATTTGCACTCTTCTTGAATGTTCGCGTTTAACATTGCAACTATACGTTCGATTTCAACATCTGCTGAATCTCTCTCGTATATGTGAACGATTAATGATGTTTTAATTGTTAATACTGTATTGTCGTTTATCCTGAAACGTAACAGTTCATTGTTAGCAATTCGATGTTTAAAAAACTCAACTTTAAAACCTTTAAATGCCTCTATTATTTCAAATGACCTTTTCATGTGGTCTCTTGGGCTCGCATAAATAGCAGGGGTAAAATAACCTAACATAACAAGGTGTGCTTTTTGTTTTTCGGTTAGCATAACGTGACCTACATGTAAGATAGGACAATTATAGCATACTTTTCCAAATTGTCAAGTCGTAAAAAAAGCCCGCATATTAGGTGCGGGCTTTTAATTACTACTTAGATTAAACGTTGGAAATCTGTACTACATCGCCTGCGGCTGCATCAAAAGACCAATTATAAAATGCACCGTCTACGTCATAAGCTAATCGACTTGTTAATTTAGCAACATTGAAAGTTGAACTTGCATACTTACTATGTGCAGCAGAACAAGTAGCAACGATGTTCATTTCGCCTTCTGCAGGTGCACCAGTGACTAATTTACAAACACTAGTACCTTGTGCAGTTGCAACTTTGTATTGACGCGAACCACGTTGAGATATAATATCACCTGCTACAGCAGAAGAACCACCAACTACATATGCAGACACTGCAATAGCATTGCCGGTAGTAGTTGTTAAAGTAGCAGTAGTAGTTCCGTTACCGCCAGTAGTTACAGTTGGAGCAGAAGTATAACCTGCACCTTCAGTTGTAACAGTAATAGTTTTTAATTTGTAAGTAATGTTAAAAGTAGCCAAAGTACCAGTACCGCCAGTAACAGATACTGGGTTAGTTGGTTTAGCTGTGTATTCGCCTGAAGTTGTAACAACAGCCGCCGTAATTGCACCGCCGCCGTCTACTGTACTTACAGTAAGTGTACCTGCAGTGCCTGTACCACCGACAATAGTTAATACATCGTTTGCAGTATAACCTGATCCGCCTGCAACAATAGCCAAAGATACTGCACCGATAGTAGCTGTTGCAACAGCCTGTGTTCCGCCTGCTACGTTAGGTGCACCAATAGTTACTGTTGGTATTGCAGAATAGTTGTTGTTTGTGCCGGAAATAGCAATACTTGCTACGCCTTCGCCGCCTGTACCTGTACCTTTTGGCGATCCGAAATATGAGGCTTTAATAGGTCTTCCCATTTTAATATTCTCCTTGACGTTCTGGGTCTACGACGTTATTGTCATAAGCTGTTAACGCATTAGTATTTATCACTTGACAATTGGAAATTGCGATATTATAGTGCTCTAATGTCTTAATGGCAAAACAATATGATATCTATTGAAATTTTAGAAGATGACGATGCAGTACAATCAACAGATTGGTGTCGACCATTACATTTAATCACCATGTCTGGCGGGCATAGTGATTATTATTCTTTTGAAAGTTGTTACGGCGGCCAACCCGAAAACAATGTAAAATGGGTAACAGTAGATAAAATATTCGGCGATTGTCACTTTGGCAAAAAAGTTAAAGAATTTAACAATTTAACAATGAGTCCGAAGTATGAATTTGTAAGGGGAAGTATACCTAAATCTCACCAATACGGTCCAACTAAAGAAGATATAAGATTATCATACAACATATACCTTTCTTCTATTTTATCATCTGCAGGAAAGCATAAAGGTAAAACGTGGGAACATATACAAAAAATATACCCTTCTTATTTTAAATGGGCAGTTGATTACGGTTTAGTTTTAGATTTAAAAAAGTATAGCAATTTAATAAAAAGCGATTGGGGACAAGGATAATAAAATGACAAATTATTTAATAATAGATTTAGAAGCAACATGCACAGACAAAGATGAATTCCCAAGAGATGAAATGGAGATTATCGAAATAGGTGCAGTGATGGTTGACGGCAAAACATTTCAGCCTCTGGGTGAATTTACTACGTTTATTAAACCGGTTAGGCATCCCATTCTGACTGATTTTTGCAGGGGATTAACTAGCATAGAACAAGCAGACGTAGACAATGCAGATGCCTATCCTACTGCCCTAGGTAAATTCAAAGATTGGATTAAAATTCACCCAGAGGCTGTATTTTGTAGTTGGGGTGCATACGATAAGAAACAGTTCCACAATGACTGCGATTATCATAAAATTAGATATCCTTTTGGATACAAGCATATAAATCTAAAAGTGGAATTTTCTAAAAAACAAGGGTTTTCAAAACAATTCGGAATGGCCCGTGCATTACAAAGATGTAATTTAAGTTTAGACGGCACGCATCACCGCGGTATAGATGATGCAAGAAATATGGTTAAGGTAATGCCTTATATATTTGGAGATCTAAAATGTCCAGCCCAAAACAAGTAATAATAATCCGAAAAGATTTAAACATGAGAAAAGGAAAAATTGCCGCACAAGCATCTCATGCCTCAATGAAAATATTACTTGATTTACTCGAATCAAAAAGTGTAATCGAATCTGGAAAAATAGATCGTTCAAAAACTGAGCTATCGTTAGTATACGACAACGATAGTCCTCTCGGGCAGTGGTTGTCTGGTAAGTTCACTAAAATTTGTTTATCAGTTGAATCCGAAGAAGAATTGCTTGATATTTATAACAAAGCATGTTCTGCTAATATATTGTCTGCTCTAATTAAAGATGCAGGTTTAACCGAATTTAACGGGGTTCCGACTTTAACTTGTTGTGCTATTGGTCCGGATTTTCCAGATAAGATAGACATTATTACTAGCCATTTAAAACTATTGTAGGTGAATACCATGTTAGAAAAAATCAAGAAAGACCAATTACAGGCAAGAAAAAACAGAGATACTTTAAAGGCAACTCTGTTAACAACATTGTATTCTGAAGCGGCAATGATTGGCAAGAATAAAAATAGAGAATCAACTGAAGCAGAAGTTGTAGCGACAATTAAGAAATTCATATCAAACATTGATTTTTCAATAGGGCATTCTACAGACGTAACTAAGTTAGAAGAAGAAAAGAAAATCTTAGTTGGTTATTTGCCCGTACAGCTATCACAAGAAGAAATGAATTCTGTTGCTTTAAATTTAATAGAGCAGCACGGCAAAAATCTCGGTCTAATAATGAAAAATATGAAAGATTTAAACGAAGGGAAATACGACGGCGCAGAATTTAGCAAAATTGTAAAAAGTCTATTATAACCCGATAAATATACGAAATATTGGGTCATACTATGCGAATATATGAAATAACAGATGAGTTTGGAAAACCTACACCATCTCCTGAACAATTAGCTAAAAAGTGGAAAGTACCCATTGAGATTGTTAAAAATCAAATCATACGCGGTATAGAAGTTGAACTTGAGCATACGTTCGATAGAAAAATAGCAGCAGAGATAGCAAGAGACCATATAAACGAATATTTATATTATTACCGCGATCTTGCAAATATGGAAAAGAAAGAATTAATAAACCTATCAGAAATTAATAGCGTAGGTTTAACAGATATTAGCGATTTTGGCTTAACAGAAGAAGAAATAGAATCGTCTAAAGAAGTTTCATCTGTGATGCAAATTCCACTTTTTAGATTTGAAAAAGGCGGTGTTACATATTTTTTCTTATTATTCGAAGATCAAGTTATAGCGTGGACTAAAGGCTATGTTTACGCATATACTAATACAGGAGATTTAGCATTTTTAGTTAAAAAATCTAAAGTAGATGTAAATCATCGGAATAAAGGATTGATGACTGGTATATATTATACAATCAACGAACATTTAAAATTGTCTATTATATCAGATAACGAACAATCACTTGATGCGCAAAAACTCTGGAAAAACATATATACCCAAAATAAAAACAGAATTAAAAAGTATAACAGCGAAACAGGCCAAATAGAAAAAATAAACGATATTTCCGAATTATATGGAAATAAAGAATGGCATTTTCTACTTGAACTAACAGAGAACATGAAAAGAATGTACGGATACTTAAAAGAAGACAAACTTAAACCTATCTCAGATCTTGTAAAATACCCAAGCAATGCATACGACGGTACAATATGAACATAGTAATGTTAACAGGTGCAGGCATATCTGCAGAATCGGGAATTAAAACATTTCGGGATTCTAACGGCCTATGGGAAGAATATAAAATCGAAGATGTTGCAACAGTAAGGGGTTTCTTAAGAAACCCATCTCTAGTTAATAATTTTTATAATTCTAGAAGAGAAGAATTAAAAAATATAAAACCAAACAATGCACACTTTGCAATTTCGGAATTTCAAAAAAATAATAATCTAACTTTAATAACTCAAAATATCGATAACTTACACGAATCTGCAGGATCGAGTGTGATTCATATGCACGGTGAATTATTAAAGGCAAGATGTGCAAATACAAATGAAACGTGGGATATAGCAGATAACATAACAGAAACTACAGTGTGCCCTTGTTGTTCTAGTAACAATGTAAGACCTGATGTTGTTTGGTTTGGCGAAATGCCGATGTATCTAGAAAATATACAAATACTAATAGAAGCATGCGATATTTTTGTAGCAGTTGGTACATCGGGTAATGTATATCCTGCTGCAAATTTTGTAAAAGTTGCAAAAGACTATGGCGCACACACGGTATTAATTAATATAGAACACCCAACAAATAATGCGCAGTTCGATGAAGTTATACTTGGAAGTGCATCCGTTGAATTACCTAAATTTTTAAATAAAATATGTTAAACAAAATCCCGTCAGAATATATAATAAGCATAAACCCATCTAGAATAGGTGGTCAGCAGGTTATATTTAAATTAAACGACAACTATCAATTGTCTGCTATTAATGCACCTGCTGCACATTCTTATAAGTTTGCTGTTATCAAAGAGAACGAATTATGTTATGATACCGATATTACAAGTGATACAGAAGTAACATATTCGCAAGAAGAAGCGGAACAGTTTTTCTGGTTAAGCTGGGCACATGTTAACTTGTTATACATCAAGGATTAGAAAATGTCTAAGAAATATATAACCGTAGAAGAAAGTTATCTCTGCCACTGTAACCCAACAGTAGACGAAGGTTTTTGCGCTGCTTGTACGCTTTCAATGGCAAAACAATATATCAAAGACTTAGAAACTGAAATTAAAGAATTGACGAGTGAAGATGAAGGATCTAGCTGAATATTTCAAACAATATGACGAATATGCTAAGATGATGAGTAGTAATATTCCGTCTGACCATTCTTATCGTAAAAATAAGAAAAAGAAATATGTTAGCTTAGATTGGACCAAACATACTAAATTCCATTGGTCTAAAACAGTTAAAGGTGAAAGACTGGATTATTGGCCAACTAAGAAAAAGTTCATGTATAAGAAAGAAGTTATGGTTGGGAATGTACATGACTTTATTAAAAATTTATAGTTGACAAAGTGGCATTTTTCTGTATACTGTATTTGTTGGGCTGGGGTAGTATTCTCCAAAATTAGTGTGCTGTCACTGTGTCTCAGCCCAACAACTAATTAGGTGTCATATGAATATTATAATCGAAGGTATGGTAGGCGAAGGTAAAACAGCCATAACTCAATTAATTAAAGATGTACTTGAAGAAGTATTAGATATTAAAGTAGACGCTGACTATACTACCGAAATAGCCGGGTTAACGCCAGAAAGACAAATGTGCGCCTTAGCAGCAATCAGAGACAAGGGTAAATTAAAAGTAACAATTCAAAATAGGCAGACGGGACTATGGTAATAACAGATATTGAATATTTCCAAAATAAACTAGACAATTTAAAGTCAGGTATAGATAACTGTCCTAAAGAAATTAAGAAATTATCTAAACAAATCGAATTGTTAAAGGAGCTAGACAATGACGACCTGGAACGACGAAATGATAGAGAAATTAAAAAATGAGATTAAAACCCATAAAGGACAAGGCACTTCTCGCGTATTTAAAAACTTAAGGTCGCATATCATTTCCAGAATTGGAACAGTTGCCTGGGAAAGAATGTTAGGAAGAGCTAAAAGAAAATACATCGAGGAGACTAAATAATGCAAGTCGCCGACGTAATTAGAAATGCAGATTTAATGGATAAATGGGTTAACGATAGACCTAGATTGTTAATTGAATCTGTCGTTGTGCCTGAAGTAAATCTTGCATTTAAAGATTGGTGTAATAATATACCAAGTGGAAAATGGATGGTTATTGGTGGATTAGTAGTGAGTGCATACATTAAGCCCAGAATGACTATGGATATTGATATTTTGTTTCCTTCCGAAGGCGATTTGCCAAGTGCAGTAGAAGGATTTAAAAGAAATATAGATCACTCTTATCAACATAATAAGACTCATGTTGAAGTGGAAGCAATTACTCCAACTCATATTAATTTACCTAAAAATGTATACGATGAAGTTTTTGCAAAATCCGTAGTAAACGACGGTATTAGAATGCCATCTGTTAATGGGTTACTAACATTGAAGGTTATGTCAGGTAGGGCAAACGATGTAAGCGATATTGTTGCAATACTAGAAAAATTTCAAGATGCAAACATAGAAGGCTTTAATGTACCAAAAGAAAAAATAAACGACATTAATCGAAAATTAGAACCTTACGGATTTAAGTTATGATACTTCCTTTGAATTTTCTATTTGGTTTAATATCTGCTGTTGTTTTATATTTTAAAATAGGGAAGTTCTTTAACATTTCCGATACTGGTTTACTTACAATATATCGTTTAATTTATATTGTTATTATTGCGCCAATCGTTATATGTTTAGGGACAATTGTATTTTTTCTAATATTGCTAGATTTTATTTTTGGAAAATAAAAATGTTAATTGGGGAATTAAAAACAAGATTTTGGTACGGCGAAAAGTACGTATTTAAAAGAATTGCAAAAGGCGAATGGGTGTGTATATACCAGGATTCCCTACTTATACCTCATAGTATAATCGATGATTTAGGCGACTAATATGAAGCTAACTATAAAAGACCGTATTAAAATTTTCTTATATAATCTCAATGGTCTCGACGGGAAAATTAGACCAGAAGTAATCAACTTGTATTTACGATTAAAAAATAAGCCAGAAGAATTTTCTGTTTTTTCAAAACATATACTATTCGATTCGAAAACCAAAATCTTGTATTCTGCGGAATTTCATTACGTTTATTGCCAGACTTTCCACGGCGCAATAGAAGAAAAAATTAAAAATAAAGATGTAGACACAGCTGACTGGACAAACCTTTTTGAATTTAATTATGCCGAAGGATGTATACTTTCCGCGGAAATAGATAAACTAATTAAAAATCACTATAACATAATAAATTCACACAACAAGACTAAATGTTATAGTGCCTTTGCAAAGTTAAATTGTGAAGATTAAAAAGAACTGTGAAGGAACCGAAGTAAGAATTAATAATTCTAAGTATATCTTAGTGGATCTCACCGTTGGTAAATTAGAACATATTTTGCAACTTGCCGAGTACGAAAAAACAAGCTATATTAACTGTATTAAAAATTATTCAGAAGAGGAATTGAAAAATTACGGCATGCCATTTCTAAATTGCATCGAAGAAAAAATTAGATTAATTAGCGAAGAAATAATGAAAAGATAAACTCTACCACGGAGTATAAATGTGACCTATCGTTAAGTGGACGCCCTCTAAAACGATTGTAAATGCAGGCGTAATACCTCTGGAACCGTAGGTATAACAATACGGTTCAATTATATCAATAGGATAAATATGAAAACTGTTGTAGTTGAAAGGCATATAAACGGCAAATTGCATACCGAATATCTTAGTGAAAAACAAAATTTAAAAATTAGCGAAGGTTTACTCGAATACGGTCAGAACGGCGAATTAAATAAAGTATGCGGGTATTATAAAGAAGGCGTTTTTATACCCCATAAAATAGATGGTCCTTCATGGACAGTAACTGATTTAGAATCCGATCTTTTTTATGCTAATTTCTACGTAGACGGTATTAAATATAAAATCGAAGATATGCCAACTACTAAAGCTGCTAAGATGTTACTTAAACTAAAATACTCCGGTTATGAGAGATTTGACGTAACTTATATGAAATATATTTTTAACATTTCTTCGATTTCAAACATAATTTAATATGCCAACGGAACAAATAAAAGAAGACAAGTACGGTCTTTATGTTGAGGGATACGGGTATTCAGGTATTTCTATTTTTAGACCGAAAAATAATACCCAATTTGTTAAAAACGATATATTATCATCTGGTTATCTCACAACTACAAAAAGTAGAAAGATACCTTGCCTGGATATCGATTGATCGCCAAATGCAAACGAATTATCTGCTACTGCATGCGATCCGCTACCAATTGCAACTGAATTTGTACCCGAAGCTGTAGGAGTAGATGGCGATGACGGATTACCGTTATACAGCGGACTACTGGCTTCAAAATACGGCATTAAGTAAGCTCCGTTACACTAACAGACCCTACATTGCTAACCCATGCACCTGTTATTATACCTGTGTATACAGGCAATGGCATTTCGTAATACGAATTTGCCCCCATTTTGATCGTAAAGCTTGAATTCGACGCACTTGTACCCATTTTTAAATATAGAAAAGAAGACGAATCGTTATAAAAAGATGCACCTTTTCTATTATCGTTTGCACTTAATAAAGTAACACTTGATATCGATGCAGCAACCGAAGTAACATCGGATACAGGTGCAATTGTGGGTATTTGCCTAGTTACTACACCGAAATCATCAACTGCTGGACTTGCATTTAAAACCGCCGTTAAACCGCTCGGGTTAGACGGGTCTGCAAATATAATTCTTTGCCTTTCTACTGTATTGGAGCCGACAGTGATTTCCGAAGTGTCTATTCGCTTACCGTTCGAATCTTGCGGTACTCTTACAAATCCGTCTGACATTATTGTTTCCTTACTATATGTTGAAAATTACTTATATTAAATAATTGGCCGGAGAGTACAGTAGTCATAGACAATACCATATTCTCATCGACTGTACCTATATTTCCATCCATTACTACACTTGTATGGTTGCTTTCGTAACATCTGTACCATGTAACAGTGCCATCTTGTAACGCAATGTCGGGAATTAAATCCAAAATTACTGTGCCGTTTGTTGCAGACGGAGGAGTCGAACCGGAAAATCTCAATGTTGCAATTAATTGTTGTGTTGTTATCGCAGTGTCGGCAGTAGCAGGTTGCGAACCGTCGTACATATCTAAGTATCCAGACACTAAACGACTAGAAATTAAATCTGCTTGTAAATTTACACAAGATGTAGAAACTTGGGTGTTAGAAGACATTATTCGTCGTCCTCTTCGTGTTCAGTTATTTCGGTAATTCTATCTTTGCTGTCCCGATGTACTTTTCTAGTAATCTTTCTACTTGGCATTGTCACGTTTACTATGGGTGCAGGTATGTCAATGTTTAAACTTTCTTGAAGTCTTTCTACTTTATTAGTTAAAGACTGTATTACTTTTATTAAATTGTTATTATTTAGACTAACAGAATTAACAACTTCAAGTAAAAAATCATTTGTTATTTGTTGTTTAAAATTGTTTAAGTTTTCTTTGAATTCTTCTGTTAATTCTTTTCTTATTTTGTGTTCGATATTCTCTTAGAGAATATCGTTTGGTATTTGCACTGTGGCAGACTCTGTTTGCAATACTGGCAATTCTATTTGCAAATCCTGTGCCGTTACAGTTTGTTCTAATATAATTTCGGCTGGTTCGGCTTCCACTGTTTTTTTAGAATTTTCCGTGTAGTAATCTGTAAATGATTTAGGCATCAATGTTAATCCAATGATAGTCTCGGTGTTATTTTGATCTCGTCACCGTTGTTTTGTATGTTGTATGGGCCGTTATTGAATAACTCGCTCCAAGCCAATGTACCGGAAATTCTTCTAGTTACATAATAACCATATACGTTACCAACTGCGCCAGTAAATGCCCACACAACTTGTGTATGTGTGGCTACGGTCGGGTTACCGTCGACTATAGTCCAGTTTGAACCTGTTAACCCCTTTAATACATACCCGCCACCTGTTGCTTCAGTAAAATCAACTACAGTGTCGTCTACTGTTGGAGTGTGGTTATTTGTGAATAAACGTATGTCTAGGTCTTCGGGTTGGTTTTTATTTAAAATATTAGAAAGCATTGTCCCTTCGCTTTCATTTGTAACTAACAATGGCATCTATTATACCTTAAAAATTATTATATTGTATTTATCAAATATTATATTGGTCTGTATATTTTTGCCGCTTATAAAATATGTTGACAAATTCAAAATTTAATATATACTGCGACAATAGAGGAAAAACATATGATATTCCAATACCTTATAGTTGCATTGTTGAATGTGGCAATAGACGGATATATTTGTGCAGCCCACCAAAAGAAATTTAAACTGTGGTCTTCTGTTTTTCTAAGTTTAATATGGCCTATTACTTTACTGATTGATATATATGTGTGCTATAAAGTAACAAAGGATTGCCCAAGGTGGTAAAATGAGAATTATATCTAAATTTCACGATTATTATGATATTGCTCTATCACAGGGTTACGATGACGATTTAATGTATGTGCGGTCAACGTCTGAACTTGCACCGTTTAAAAGTGCAACTAAATTCGAAATATATGTTGGAATGGATTACGGCAATCAACTTGAAACAGAATGGTTTGTAATTGGTTTTTGCGGTAAAGTACATCTAGGTTTTAAAGTTAATAAAAGTTATAGTATATACCAACCAAAGTCCAAACAGGAAATATGTTACAGCATAGAAGATTTTAGACGATATACCGAAAAACTAAACGATAAAGAAATTAACGAAGCTTTAAATAAAACAGCACCGCGTCATAGATTTTCTCGTAGATCTACTAATACTTACGAAAGCATAGAGAAATCATTTAACAATTTTAAAGAACACACTACTGCAAATTCGGAAATTTTTAGAAATTTAAAAACCCCATGTTTTGCAATTGTTGCCTTTGATCGTAAACCACATATAATTATCAATCCGTCTTTGAAAGATTACGGTTTTCAGAAAGTATATGACCCTTACCAAGCATATCAAGAATTGTCAATGTATATAGGTGGTGTTCTTGGGCGCGGAGAAAAAGAAACATTATGCCGTAAAGATTTCCCAGATGAACCACTTATACGAGATTCTAAAGGCTTTGATAAATGGTCGTTTAAGAAACGTCCAAAGGAATAAATATGATACTAGTAGGAATTTATATTGCAGGTTTAATCGCAAATGTTATGGTTTTGTCACGAATCGGACAATGGGATAGAATTATACCTGGTATAAGAAATTTGTATGTTATGTTATGGCCGGTAACTGCACCGATTATATTATTAGTTTTGTTGGTTGAAATACTTTGGAACAAACTTACAATTTCCCTAGATTATATTGCAAAACTAGCAAAGAGATAAATAACACATGGATGATAAAAAAGAAGAATTAAATCAATGCGACGGCTGTAAAGCTGATCATTTTCTAGATACATACGGCATGCATCGTTTACCTAACGGTTACCCGATTATGGTTTGTCAAAAACACAAATATATAAAAGAAAAAGATAATAAGCCTAAAACTTAATAAGTTTGAGAACCGTCATAACTATAAGATCCGTCGTATACTACATATCCGCCGTATAGATCACTATACTCGAACGGTGCAGGGTATGTTGTATTATTGCGGTAAGCATCTCGCCACGTTTCTAGCCATGCAGCATATAATAATTTAACATTATGTCGATCTGCATAATCAACATAATGTGATATACCATTAGGATCGTAAGGGTCGTTTGGATTTGTATATGTAGAAGCTGTCATGTCGTTATATCCCTTTAAATTGCACTTACGCCGCCATAGCGGAATTTAAAAACAGTATCGCCGGCGGCGAATACTATTTGCATTGCAATAGTGGCTTCTTCTATCCAGGAAGGTATTGCAAAAACAGGAGATCTTATTATGCCTGAGAAAGGTGCGTATGCAACACTTGTCTGAGTTAAGAATAAACCACTAGTTGGAGACCATACAGGTAATGTATTGTTTGTGATTTGCAAAACTGGTGCAAATGATATTACACTGTTACCTGAAATATCCACTTCTATATCGTAGTTTACAAGTTCTCCTGCACTAGCAGTTACAGGCATTTGGAAGCTTAAACTGTCGTATAACGAAGCATCGGTTACTGTGAAAACTTGCCAAGGGCAGCCATTTACATCTGTTTCGATTGAGGCAACACAAGTACCGTCTCCACCATAAGACCAATTAAACGAAACATCGCCTGTAAGACCGGTAGGTTTGCCGGATGTGCCTTGAACCATGCCTTCCGGCCAGCGATTAGATGTATCGCCTGCAAATAAAAATCTAGAAGTTCCGTTAGTTTGACCTATAATCTCTTTTATTGTGTTTGCAAGGCATTTACCTGCTTCTTGCCCACCTCGCATAGTGTGATGCGGACCGTCCATCCTACCAGATAATGCATAACCATCGTTACGATTACCGTCTCTATTAGTAGCAAAGAAATTAGCAATATGGCACATTGGATTGCCATCGCAAATAGTATGTATGTGTCTATTAACATTTTGCATAAATGTGAAATCACCAGCATCTGGTGCTTCTTGATCTAGTGTACAAAATATAACATTGGCACCGTGTGCTAAAACTTTATCTCTTATAGTAGTTAACGTTTCTAAACTTACACAGCCGTTTATACCCGCGTTTACAACTACTATCCCCGGTTTATTTACAAGCGGCTTACCTTCAGAGTCAACATAAAAAACATCATCGATTCTTGCAAGTATATCTTCTGCAGTTTGTCCGGATATACCATAAGATCCATTAATATTTAATTTCCATCCAGTGTATATTTGTGCCCATACACCGAAAGAGTTATCAGGGTAAACTATTTCTCCCCTTGCTATATAAAATTCTTCTTCTGTACCGTCTACAGCAGCTTGTAGAACTGCATCTTTAGTAATATATACACCCATGCCCATATTTGGAGATGCAGATTCTAAAAACACTAATTGTCTATAATCAGATGTAGCAGCAGGGACAGGTGTTCTAGGACCATAATCGTCACCCGGTGCTTTCCAAGATGCAGTACCGTCTGCATAAATTTTTAAATTTGCAACCCAGACATCGTTTCCATCTACGTTTACTGGATCAACGCCTACTGTTAATTCCGGGGCATTTGATCTCATTGCAAAAGGAAAGAAATTCCAGAATAAATATTGATTTGTACCTGTAGTTTTACTGTCGCCTATGAATGCAATGGATTTAGGGACACCTATCGACGAAGGTAGATAGTTATAAGGTACTAAATCGTTATCGAGTGGGGCAACTTCTTCCTCACCGAAGAGTCGATCTCTTATATACTTGTATAGGTTATTTGCTTGCATGTAGTATTTATCAAAATTTGACATTTTTGAAATGTTGTATTATAATACATTATTAGTTTTAAATTTGGAAACAGTATGAATAAATTATATATCACAATTATGGTTTTGCTAATAATTTATCAACTTATAGCAAGTTATGCTAATCCCTATAATTTGTTATGGGTGGCTATTAATTGTTTCCTTTTATATTATTCCCTTAAGGATTCGAAAAATGACCAATATACCTAAACCGCCTAAACCGCCAACTAGTAGAATAATACTCGAAGGTGGAGGATGTGACTTTTGTCCAGTTTGTAAATCAAGCCGGGTTAGAAAGTATTTTATATTCGGGAAGAAACTCTGCATTAATAAAGATTGCAGAACAAACAATAAACCGATAACATAAGAGATTACATAATTATTTCCTAAAATCTTTAGAATTAGTTCTTGCAAAATAACAGTTGCATTTTTAAAAAAAGATGTTATAGTAACAACATAATTTGCTCATGCAGCATTTTAGTTTTTTAAAATTTAAAGCCCGAATGGTGAAATTGGTAGACACAAGGGATCGACAGACATTGAGTCCCCCTCTTATAGTAATATAAGAGTAAACTGTGGGTGAATTCAGGAGAGTCTAAAGTAGAAATACTATGACAATCGTGAGCCAAGCATCGAATATATTCGATGAAGGTGCAGAGACTACTGGGGAGGTATAACCCTCTTAATAACCAGCAAGAGCGCCCACTATCCTAATAGGTGATGCTAAGGATAAAGAGATAGTCCGTGTAATTAGGAAACTAATTAACAACATGCTTAAAATCCCTCGGCCTAACGGCTGTGACGGTTCAAGTCCGTCTTCGGGCACCATTTTAAAGCGAGTTATATATGAGCAAAAGAAACGAATTAGAAGATTTAATTTTTAGACTAAAGGCTAAGATTAATAAATTAAATGAGTACGAGGCAGCAGCCAATTTTAAAGGTGGCTATCAACCTTGTATTAATGAATATACAGAAATTCTCGTACACTTAGAATCATACAATGATTCTTGGAGTGCATCTGAAGATGATCGATTTAATTGATAAATAGTTTTCTTAATATTAGGAAACAAAGTAAAAGTTTTGCAAATGTCCGGTAGCTCAGTGGTAGAGCACTGCGTTTGGGACGCAGGGGTCAAAGGTTCGAATCCTTTTATTCCGACCAATTTAAAAGGCAAGTTCTACATTAAAAGAGAAGATCAATATGACTAACTCAATACTAATTGTAAAATTTGGAAACGATACTGTAATTAATCAAGAAGTTACGTGGGATGAAGATTACATCGAAGAAGGGGAAGAATTAGCAGATGAAATATTTGCAAATGGTCCTTACGACAACTATTTCAGTCAAGGTCTTCATCCAGATATGACTATATATTTAAAGGAAAATAAGGAAATTAACAGCCGTGTTGTTTTCGAACAGGAATGTTTTGTTATTCATCCGACAATACCATTATCTTTTTTCAAAAGGCAAGATGCGTGAATGGTAAAACGAGCTGGTTGCTAACTAGTCAATTCCGAAAGGGGTTTTAGGGTTCGAGTCCCTATCTTGCCACCAATATTTATTTTAGTTGCTTTATTTAACTAAATATGTTTTAATGTTCGAAACAATCGTAGATCAGCTAGTTTTAGTTTGAAATAATTGTTTTCGAATAGTAATATGTTTTGATAGTTTTTCACTATAATCTGGGCGTATCACAACGGTCTTCTAAACCGTCGTTAAAAGTGTAATTGGAGTATGCAGGTTCGAGCCCTGTCGCCCAGACCAAATATAACAGGTTTTTTCGATTATGATTCTAGAATCATAATCGAAATAAGTATGTATATCAAATAATTTACATTCTTCTTTTGTGCGTAGAATTAATAGATTTATTTTCTTTGATACGTTATTTAATTTATCTTTTTGTAGCATCTCGACATAACTATTTTGGGACCTATATAAATCATAATCATTGAGGTAAAAATCTGGATAATATTTTTTTTCTGTTATACCGTCTAACGAATATTTTATTGGCATAGGACGTTCCCAATTAATATTTAACTGGTCTAGTCTAATTGCTAGTTCTACTTCCCAAGACGAGTCCAACTTAACGATGTTCCCAGTGCGTGTATTATATGAGACGGTTTTTTTGATATTCGTTGGTGGTCACTTTTTATTGCTGCGATTCTTAACTTTTCTTTCGTGATATCTGTGAGTTTTAAATTACCGTTTTTTCTTCTAGTTTCTACAGATTTAGTATATGAATCTTTATAATGACCGGATAAATGCAATTCTGATATTTTTCTCCTTGTATCATCTGATCTTTTAACACCTAAATGTTTAAGTTTATTTTGTTCAGATAATCTTTCTTTTTGTATTTTACTATTTGGGTTTTTATCACACCAGTTAACATGACATGCAAATTTTCCTTTCTCTATATAAATAAAATCAACCAGACAGTGTTTACATATAAATCTACTGTTTGATTTAAAGGTTTTCCCACTTTTACATAATTTTGATTTATAATGGTTTGTTAATTGCTTTGCTGATATCTCATTGTGACATTCTAAACAGCTACACTTTGTAATATTCATATAATATGTTATAATTTTATATATTTATCAATTTCCAAAAAGTAAATATATCAATACATAAAAATAAAACTAGGATATAATATATCTTTTCACAATATTGAAAATCTAGACGAAGTAATAAAACGCTTGACAGAAGGCCAGTTTTAATACATAATCAACACATAGTTCAATGGGATTAAATATTATGTGGCCATTTAAAAGATGTAAACCAAAGGTTAAAAAAGTCGAATACGAATTAATAATTCCAAAAGATATCACTGCATATGAGTTAGCGTGTCTAGTTGAATTAAAGTGGAAGTTATTTCATTGTGAAAACATAGTCGATAATATTTTAGTTGGCGAAGATTGGGTTAATAAGAACACTAACGATGTAATACGAAGATTGTTTGTTAAAAAGTCAGTGTAATACGGTGTTAAAATGAGATTAAAAGACATACAAGATTTATTCGAAATGCCAGAAACAATCGGCGCCACACAGTTTGGTCTTGACCTTCCAAACATAAACATTCAGTCTGCTAGAGATTTTTTATCTAGTGGAAAAACTACAGTACTCGGTAAAATAAAAAATCATAATTTATATAAGAAAGGTTACGAGTTAGCCTTAATCGATGAAACAGATAAGGATGTACCTAAAATATTGTACTTCGTTAAATTTCTAGTTAAAAGAATAAACTATATCAAACGTGATTCTGCACAACAGATAGCAGTGTGGAGAGCAGATGGTAGCGAAGCTGTTGGCATAGCAGGAGATATATTTTTCAACTATATATTGCCGATTACGGGTTGCATTGTAACTGATATTTACCAAACTAAAGAAGGTCAGAAATTTTGGCAAGATAGAATTGCAAATGCACTCGAACGCGGATTACATGTTTATTACTTGGATGTAATGCCGCCTAATAGAAAAATAGTCCCAATTTTAAATTACAACGATCTAATATCCAATCGAGACGAAATATGGGGAGATGGACAGAAATACCACGAAAGAAGAGTAATCATAACAAAAGATAAACTGGAAACGTAGTATGTTAGATAAAGAAATAGAAGACATTGCGAAAAAAGCATATGAGTCAAAACAAGTATTACTTACTAGCAATCCAGATCCGTGGAATAAAGTAAATCAAAACTATAAAAATTTTATAAAAGCTTTAACAGTTGAAATAATCAAAGAATATAAAAATCTCAAGGAGAACAAATAAATGGAAAGCCAAGAACAACCCAAACAATCAATTATAAAGGAAATTTTAAAAGTATTAGGTATTTGCCTAATTACATACCTAGTTACCATTTCTATAATTTTTGTAACTGACAGTCAAACTGCAAATTATTTTTATAATTGCCAACCTCTCGTTAAAGAACATGTTGTTAAAACGTTCTTATACGACAAAATTAAAATACATTACGACCAAGTAGGGTGCCATAATGAAAAGTGAAATATTTACCTGTTCCTGTCACAGTTTAAAACATCTAGTGCGTGTGTCTTTAGATGCAGATGATGATTTTCCAGCAGTATATTTTGACGTAGCAATAGATCATACTATACCCTTATATAAAAGAATATTGTATGGTTTTAGATATATACTCGGCTTTGGGCCGTCAAATATGTTGTATGAGGAAGTAGTATTCGACTGTCATAATGTCGATGATATCAAAAGGATGGTTGGTATCTTAAACGATGGAATATCCGTAATTGAAAATAAACAGGCAGGTAAAGATGCTAACTAAAGAACAACTTGATGCAGATATAGCCGAATTCTTAGCTAAGGGCAAGAAGATAGAAATCATCGACAACTGCCCAACAAAAATAGATTTGGACTTCGGTGATGAAGATGTCGAAGCAACAGTTGAATATCCGATGGAGACAGAGATTGACGTCGATTTAGGCGGAGAATAAACAATAAAAAGCCCGCTTAGTGCGGGCTTTTTTGTTACTAGTAGTAAGACGTAGCATGGCAATAAAATTTAACGTAGTCTGTTTTAGAATAACCTTATCCGTTTAATAAAACTAAAACCATCAGTTCTTTTTCTGTTTTGGGATTCTTAATTAAATCGACGTATTTGCTATTTCGGAAAAAGTATTTGTGCAGTTCAAGTTCACCTTTTATATTGTATGTTCGATGATGTCCTATTTTAACCCCTACATCTAAAAAATAATGTTCTTTTAATATAGTAGTTAGTTTACCGTCTTTCCACCAGAATGCCTTAACTTCCCCGTGGAGGTAGCCAGCGACTGTACTTTCGATTTCGATACCTGATTCCAATTTAATCGCCATATTTTAATCTTAACATCATCATCCCAACTTCGTTTAGTGGATATTCTAGCAAGTCGTGCACAATTTCCCCACGATGATAATACTGATGTATTATTACTGTTCCGTAACTTGTGAGAGCTTTATATTCTAGGCTGAATAAATTATTTTTATATGTTCCCATCGACCTTAGGTTTCCATTATTGTAAAAAGATTTATATTCGCCGTGTCTTCTTCCGTTAACATAATGTTCAACTGTTATCGAACCATCGTTTAAATATCTTTCGTATCTTCCTTGGTAAAAACCATGTTGGTCTACATAATACTTATGATGTTTATTTTTAACTTCTGTAAGAATCATGTTATTCTTTCCAATGATGTTTTGCAATATATTTAAGGACATCTAACAGAGACTTATTAGTATATTCAGTGGTTATTCTACCGTATGTTGTTTTTTGGATGTACCAGCTTTCATCTTCAACTTTATACATTAAATCGAAAGAACCACTATACGATAACGTATGTTCAAATATATCAAATGTTATTAAATTGTTATCGTCGGGTTTTAAATATTCTAACAACATAAGCATGATATCTTTAGATGGGAAATCGACTTCGTCTTTTTTAATATTAAGTTGAAGTATTAATTGGCCAAGCTTTGTAACTCCGCCGTTGGAAAGTTGCCCTTTTGAATCGGATTCTATTTTGCTAAATTCTTTTTGTTTTGCAATTGAAAAACCGTAGTTGCATTCAATATCCGAATATGACAATAACCAACTATAATACTCAGCCGAATACAATACTGTACTGTTAAGGAACTCACTATCGTAATTGTCCGATTCTTGTTTTAACAACCGATTATTAAGATGTATTAATTTAGTTAAGTCGTTAACTTGCTCGTGTAGGCTATCTGTTGATTTCTTCAGTTCTTTTATTTTTTCAAGTCTAGTCGTTAGCATAATCATCCTTTATATATTGTAATATATCTTCAATACGTTTAGATCGGTGACCTGGGCTGTAGCTATTATTATAATAATATATTGCATATTGCCAATCTCTATCATCTCTAATACAATTAAGATCGTATTTGTCGTCAATTGATATTTTAGATTCGCCATATGATAGGAACTTATCTTGGCTTATCTTAATATTATAATTGTTAACTAATGCAAAATACGCAATTGTCATTTTATCAAAGAATTCTTCGTTATATCCTGCTTCCGGGTAATTACTTTGCAGACCCATTAATTTTAAATATATTTTTTCTTTATTATCAACCATCTGCTAAATTCTCCAAGTGTGAAATTAATTCTTCCATAGTATAGAATAATTTAAAGTTACTTGTGTTAACATAATCATAAATATGAAATTCCCATTTTTTTTCGAAAGTACCGTATATTACATTAATCTCATACTTTTGACTTAGCACTAATTTAGATTGGCGGCAATCTAAACAATCGTCATCTTCTATTGTAACATCGAACTTATTGCTACATAAATTGTATATAGATGCCATATGAGTAAAGAATAAATTGAGAGTTTCACCTCGGTAAAAGGTATTCCGCAGACCCAGTAATTTCAAATGTGCTTTTATATTATCGTCTATCATTTGCAAGTCCAAGATGTTCTTCTATTTTACATATTGCCACTCGGAGCAGATTGGTACTATATACTGGTTTCATATGTTCAAAAACATTAAACCATATAGTCTTTTTTTGTACCATTTTTACCGAAAACATAAACTGATCATTAAACATGAGTATACAACCGAAATGTTTATTCTCGGATTTTTTAATACTTATTGTTGCTCTCATGTGGAAATATTCAAATACATGGCGCATCATTAAACGATGTTCTTCGGGTCTTATTTTCGGCGGGGTATAACCTAATAAAATCATGTGCGCATCAATATTCATGCTACTACCCTAATTTAATGTTAATATTTTATAATAATTATTTAAAAAAGTCAAATTTATTGCTTGACTCTGTAATTTATCCTGCTATTATGTATATATGAAATGTTGTTACTTATGTTGGACCGGAAAACAATATAAGCAAACGATGTTCACCCACTGCAAATCTGCGATTGGCTATTAATATCAAACCATATTAGGTTATTATTCACCAGTTGCATTAAGGGTTTGTACGGCTTAGATTATTAAATATAATAATCTCGAAAGAGGAAGAAAGGCTATGTGTAACCCACGTAGCCTTTTCTTTAAGGTGGAATATGATATTTAGAATCAAAGGTCACGAAGAGATTAATGCCGATAAAGCAGAAAAATATTCTAAACCCGTTAGGCATTTCTTTTTCTGGAAAACAATAGAAGAACTTGAATCCACAACTAAAATTCTAGTAATTTGCCAATTTGCGTATGTTAAACATGTAGTCGAAGTTAACAGACATGATTTTGAAGATCATCGAATTACCCCGACTAAAGATGTTAAATATTACGTATGCAGCAACAAAAAAGAATTAATGGTTAAAACTTTAAAATATCCTAATTTAAATAAGTTATTGTGTTCTGAACCAGATTATTCTTCCGACAAGGTTTTGGTTAAGAAATCAACTGTAGCTAATAATATATTGTTCGTCCGAGATAAAAATCCTAAAGGCGTACTTCTTGAATCCTCTGTATAAGTTCTTTTACTGTCCCGTATCCTTTTGGTTCAAGTATCGAAAATATTCTACCGTATATGTGAAGATGTGCAGTATATTTCACTAACTCAATATTAAAAACAATAGATATTCCCGTTTGATGCATTTCTATTTTGCAGAGGGGGTCGTATTCTAGCATATCCCGATAATGTTTCTCTGCAATTAACATATACTTTGCAGATACTTTGTTTGCATATCTTAATTTAAAAACCATAAATGCTAGTATGGAATGTACATACTGTATAATTTCAACGTTTCAATATTACTGGAAGAATTAATAGTACAACTACATAATTCTAACCCGCCATATGTATGCACTGTACAATAGTCATAGCAAATAAAGAAAGACCTATCTCCCTTAATAGTTTTTATATAGAGCGAATCTCTTATCAATTCCAATTTCGCATCTTGGAATGTATCACTTAAATATTCAACCATCTCTATTAAAAATGGCATGTTTTTATTAGAACAATTAAAATCTGATTTTAATCTGGCAAGCATTAATTCTTTTAACATTAGACGTACCAGTTTAAAGAAGGGAAGGGTTTCGAATATGTAAAAGCTACATTTTCAACTAAAAAATTAAACAACAAAGAGTGAGAATTAACCGGAAACTTGCATATATCTTCTTCTTCTTTGCAATTTATGTTATAGTGTCCAGTTGTAATATCAACAGACCATCCATTCCCAATTTCAAAAAAAGATAATAACCCGTTGTCAGAATATTCAAAGTGATAAACTGTATTGAGTTCTCCTAACATATTGTGTAGGTTTATCGCAGCTTTCCATTGTTCTTTTACGGGCATTTGCAAGTCGCTTTCTGCGATTATATAAGGTTTGAAACCTTTAAGTTTTAAAAATGCAATCTCTTCTTCAAATTTGTACATTTTGGTTTACCTTAATACAATATTGTATTGCAGAATTAACATCAGTGAAAGATTCCCGTATACTACTTGCATTGTATCTAAATACTAAAAAACAGCCAACTGTATATGATAAGTAACATACTCCTATTTTCACATTGGTAAAGTACACTTGTGTATTTCTTATATGGGTGGCTATGCTAAATTTTGATTCTTCAAAATATAAATCTATATTGTTTTTGTTTAATTCTTTTTCTATCTTCTTAAGTTGATACTGTATGATATTAAATGCGCGTAATTGATGGTCTAGGGTATTTTCCCCTTTTACAAAATTAATTTTAAACCCTTTAAGTTTATAAGTCATATATGTTTTTTCGAGTTTGTTCATGCGTGATCCCCGATTTAATAGTTACAATTTAACATGTTCTGCTTGCAAAGTCAAGTTATAAAAAGTATAATACTTTAGTTAAATAATTTTGTAGGTGATATATGCGAAATGCATTGGTAAGTTTTATAAATATGTTTAATCGTATAAGGGGCGATAGTCAAGTAATGATTATACTGTCTCTTGTTTGGTTTCTTGTTTTTATTCTTATTGCAATATTAAAGGGAGTTCTTATTGCGTTTGTAACAACTGTTCTACTTTGGACAGTTATCGGTGTTCTAGGTTTCAGTATACATGAATTCTTCAAATGACTTAAATGGCGCATTGGCTCGCCTGTATGAGTTACTTAAAGATCATCATTCTGAACTCTATATTTCCGAACTTGGAATATATGCATATCACACTATAGATCTTGGTATCCAAACACAAGATAGAAAAATGTGGTTGCTAGTAAATGATAAAATGGTATATCTGGAGGATTACTTAAAATCTCTAGATTTGCCAGAAAAAGAAAAAATGATCTTAAAATTAAAATATAACATCTAAAAATAACAGTTCATATAGAGGTACCTTGCGTGAACGATATCGAAGTATTCGGAACAAAACTCAAAGAAGCCCTTGAAAACAGGGGTAATAGACCTATGATGATAAAGGGAGAAGAACTAGAAGAAGATTATGCCGTAGAACACGACAATGTTAAAATTCCGAAAAACGAATTGAGAATGTGGGCTGTACATCAAGGCAATACATATACTGCATGCGAAGAAGCAGTGTCAACTTTAAAACCCGGGCAATATGTGGTAGGGCATTCTAACCACCTAGGTTATTACTTTAAAAAAGTGCCAGTTACACTCGATAGTCTCGTTGAGTTATGCGATAGTTCGGCAGATGAAATATTAAAAGAAATTGAAACATTTTGGTCTAAAAAAGATGTTTATCAAGAACATGGTTTTTTGTGGAAAAGGGGAATCATGTTATATGGCCCTCCGGGTAGTGGAAAAACATCCTTACTGCAAATGGTTTCAAACCGAATAATTGAAAAAGAAGGAATTGCAGTATACGTGTCTAATCCACACACTGCTACTATTGCACTTAAACAGTTCAGACAAATACAACCGGATACTCCAGTCGTATTAATGCTCGAGGACATCGATGCCATAATTAAAGAATATGGAGAATCTGCTTTACTTGCATTGTTAGACGGCGAGTTGCAAATTGATAATGTGTTAAGTATTGCAACAACAAATTATCCAGAATTACTTGATCCGCGAATTGTAAATAGACCGTCTAGATTTGATATTGTGCGCAAAATTGGAATGCCAAATGCCGATGCACGTAGGCAGTATATCTCATCTAAACACCGAAAGATAAAAAACAACCCAGACGAAATGGATAAATGGGTTAAATTAACTGATGGTTTTAGTATTGCACATATTAAGGAATTAATAATCAGCGTAGAAGTTTTCGATGTCACTGTGGACAATGCAGTGAAAAGAATCAAAACGATGATGAGCTGTAAACCCTCTTCTGATAGTAATTCGGTTGGCATTGGTTTTGAATGATAATAGAACGGCACGATTTAGTTAAATTAAAAGATTTCGAATCGTGCTTTCCAATGCAAGCTGCTCGCAGTTTTTCCTTCGATTTTCATAGTAGTATAGTCGGATATGTTACGATATATTACAGATCTACTCTTCTAGAAGTTATTAGAGTTCATCATCCTTGTAAGCAGATTATTTTATTTGCAAGCGAAAAAGATGCAATGCTCGAAAAAATAAAATATCCCGATTCTTTTATACCAGTACAAGAATGCGAACAACTTTATTTAAAGAGAGTTAGCATATGGAAGTAGTAACAGACGTGTGCGAGTCGGATATTTTAATCCCTAGGAGAGTATGGTACATACCTTTATCGGAAATGATGGACGATGATTTTGTCATTTATATACCCGATGTGTGCGCTAACCCTACTTCTCAGTATCATTATCTAATTGTTAAAAATCAAAAAGAATTAATGTTAGCAAAGATTAAATATAACAACATTTTTGATTTTTGACTCATCTATAAGTGGCGAAGAATTTATGAGATTATCATAATGTTTGATCACAAGTGCTACATCACTGAAGAATATGATACTTGTTGCCCTTTAGTCTATACTATTCTACCGACAACAATAAATATAAATCTCGATACTACGCTGGGCAAGAAGACATACGGCTATGTTTCGGTTAGAGAAGACGTGCATGTAACAAACGGATATATTAATTTTAGTACATACGTCTGCATCCTATTTAAAGATGAAAAAGAAGCAATGCTTGCAAAAATACAATATCCAGGTTTGAAAAAACCATCGGAAAGTTTGTTACAGTATCTAACAGAAGTAGGTATTATATAATGGCTATAATTTCTCACTCGTATTCGGGTAGATCAGATATAGACATAAATGCTTGTCACATATTGCTTTTTGTGAGAATACAAGATGTACCGCATGATGTACTCGGTATATTTACCTTCATTACTACTTGGCATCCGCGACCCGGACATGCCTGGCGCAGGGAAATAATGCTCGAAGATATATGTAATTATGGCATATTCTATGCTGCCGTATTTGTAAACAGTAAAACTGCAATGCTCGAAAAAATAAAACAAGGCAACGTGTCTGTTAGCATTAACAACGAAACAAAGGAATACATGATTAAAAAAGGATTACTTACGCCTAGTCTCTGATTCGTCAAGTTGATCATGATACATCATTAACTTAGATCTTATTTGTGTAATTGTTAAATCTTTAAACCATTCGCCGGATACCCTATTCTTCTTAAAGCATTTGTGTAGATAGTTTTCGGCCATCTCAGGACGATAACGCTCTTCGATATATTCGAGCGTTATAGTATAAGGGTTGCCAGTTTGTAAAGTTTTGATACGGCGATTAATATCAGAAGTAATACCGATTTTATAAAGGCCATTGCAAGATAAAATATACAGATGAGTAGACATACAAATCTATTTATCATTGGAGAATACCGTGGAAGAGAAGGAAGATAATAGCTTTGGGTTACAATTAATATTGGCGGCGATGTACGATTTTATGGGTCATCTGACTACAGTAGATAAGAAGATAGTATGCGGGTCTAAATATCACCCTGGGGATTTAATTGCAGAGTTTTCGGAATTTTTAGAAAAAAGAGGGATCGAAAGTGACTTCGATCCCGAATTGATTAAATACTGGCAAGATATATTTAAAAATTAGATATTAATTCGTCTGCATGTGCATATTGCCTAATGCCCGAATAATTATAACTTCTCAAAATGGGTATATAGGATTCATAATTAGTCATCATCATAACAATCCTACTTTTTAACTTTTCCTTATTTTCGACATACGCATCCCAGCTACTTGTCCACTCTTCCGGATACATAAATTCTTGATATCTATCAAATATTTCGCTATATGATAATCTATTAGGTGCAAGAGGCAACGAATTAACAAGTGGTCCTTCAAATCCCACAGATATCCCGAGGGTTTCTTGTTTGCTTGCACTAAATACTATCTTCGACTCGCCTAACAGTGTGTGGTATTGATCTTTAGTTAATGTCTGGTCCTGGCATACTACCCAATCGTACTGTGGCAGTTCTTTTGCTAGATCCCTAAATATTTCTACTTGTTTTTCAGGCGCCAGTCTATGTGGAAACAAGATTAAATTACGTTTGTTTAAATTATTATAGTCTTTTAATGTGTCTGCTATGTATTCCATAGGCCAGCCAGTTCTAACTATTTTCTTAGTCGGCATATAATGCATGCGGGCTGTATCGATTTCCATTTTTAATCTGTTTTCAATAAACATATTAATATGAAAATCAGTTGCAAAATAATTATGATCATATGCGTGAAAAAGGGCTTTTTCAGTGTTAGTTACCCAGTCTGCTTCGCCTACTATGCGGCCTAGGAAATCCCAGGGATCCCAACTTCCGGCGTGAAAAAGTCCGTGCAACTTCCAATTAAAGCCAAGTAAATCAGACATGTATCGTAATTGTATGACTGTAGGATTCCAAGCGTCGGTAAATAAAAAATGATCGTCTTTAGTTGTTTCGCCCGCATTATGCCTTTCTAAAAAATTACAAAGTTGCGAACTTTTCCAATAGTTAGTATCTGAAAAATTTAAAAATGCACCTTCTGTTACTGCTGTATTTTTTTGTATACCGTCTATTTGAATTACGTTATAATTGGTTAATCTACCTTTAAGTAATTCCGGTATGTGGCTGTGCCACTGTGCTGTATATCTTGTTTCTAATTTCTCAAGACTAAAAATCCAAATGTTTTGTTTCATCTAAACAGGGCAAGGTAACCTAATCCCTTTAGGGTTAGGAGGTATGCCCTTCCTCCTTTGTGTGATTTAGATGCATATTATACGGCAAAGCAAAACAAAAAGCAACATCTAATAATTGATAAATAACTGAATATGGATTATATAGCTTTTAAATATCGATTATACCCAACTGCGGAACAACAGCAATATCTACGTTGCGCCTTTGGCGCAAAACGTTGGGTTTATAATCACTTTCTATATGCTAATCTTGAGAATTACAAAAACAAAACACCTCACTTATCTAATTTTGATTGTAACAAAGCCATAACCCAATTAAAGAAACAAGATGGTACTAGTTGGCTTAGAAATGTAGATGACCACGTACTTAAACATGCATCTGCTGATTTAAGTATAGCATATGATAATTTCTTCAAATCCGTAAGTGGTAAACGAAAAGGGAAGAAAGTAAATATTCCAGTATTTAAGAAGAAATCAAACAGTCAATCATTCCGTACTAGGGATATTAAAATTACATCCGAAGGAATTAAAATTCCAAGATTGGATACCGCCATTAAATACGTCAATCACCGCCCTATCCCAGCTGGCAGTAAGATAAAGTCAGCAACAATATCACTTACTCCTTCGGGTAAATATTTTATTTCTGTTTTAGTTGAATTAACCGCACAACTAAAACCCTTAACGGGTAAGGACGTAGGTGTTGACTTAGGTATTAAAGACTTAATTATTACTAGCGATGGAGTTAAATTTCAACACCCAGATGTGCAGCTATCAAAAAACACGAAGCTGTTAAAAAAGCAACAAAAGATCTTATCCCGCAAACAGAGGGGCTCAAATAATTACGAGAAGCAACGAGTCAAAGTTGCTAAATTATACGAGACACTTACAAATCAAAAACGCAATTATTATCATCTATTATCTAATTACCTAGTTAGTAATTACGATACAGTTGTGTTTGAAAATTTAAATGTAGCTGGATTAATGAAAAATCGACAATTATCACGAGCAATCGGTGTTGCAAGCTGGGGTCTTCTGACCCAACTTGTAAAATATAAGTGCGATTTATATGGCAAGACATATTATGAGATTGGGCAGTACGCCCCATCGACGAAGATGTGTAGTTGCTGTAGTTTTAAATTGGATCAATTAAAACTAAATATTAGGAGTTGGGTTTGCCCCAACTGCAAAAGCGAGCATGATAGAGATATTAATGCAGCTACTAATATTCTTAATTTTGGATTAGTTGATTTATATGGTGGTACCTACCCAGGCAACAGGGGTAGTGGGATCGATGATATCCCAATGGCCTTGAAGAAATTTGTAGCAGTTAAAACTTAATCGTCTATTGCGCCTGTAAGGGCGAGTGTATAGTTTAACAAATGGAACAGGCAAGATTAACCCTAAAGGGTTAAGCAGTTGATGCTTTAAATTCCACTAGGGCTCCGTTTATGTTATCTTCTGATACGTCGATTCTTATTTCGACATTTGGGTATTTTTTTGATATTACGCCGTATAGGTCTTCAGCAATCATTTCGCAGCTTTTAGAATTTAAGTCTAATGTGCCCGAACCGTATAAATCTTCAAGCCATCTTCTAAATTGTATAAATTCTATCTGTCTGTTGCTGTGTGTTACTTCTACCCACACTTTAATAAAAAAGTAGTGCATATGTTTATATGATAGGTGAGACACATCGTATTTGTCACCTGTTGCAAAAGCTGAGTTAGTTGCAGCTTCAGGGAAACAGTGGTATCCTTCTTTTTGTATTGTTGCGTATATGAATGTTTTTTGTTTCAATCTAAAATCTCCTTTTCGTAATATTCAATTAATTTCTTAGTTTGTTTAGATAAGCCTTTTTGCAAACCCGAAATCATTATATTCTTCTTAATGTATTTGAGTTGTTCTTTTGTCATTTTTATATTTCGGTTTTTGGCTTCTTTGATTACATTAATTGCAAGCTTTGATCCGAATTTATTTATCAATTTACCCAACTCGTCTCTTTCTATTGCAATTTTAGTTATGCATTTAACACAAGACAAGTGATATGATTTTGGTACCTCTTTGTTCAGTATCGCATCATATACTGCTTTGTTATTTTTAAATAAATATAATCTGTCATATTTCATATTAAGGGCAAGCTCTTCGTCTGTTGCAATAATAAGAGGTGCAAAGTTAGTCGGTTGTCCGTATATGTTTCTTTTTTTATAATCTTTTAATATTTTGTAAAATTTTTCATCGTCTTTTGCTCTTTGTCTAGATATATCAAAAACTGCAGATGCATATTCTTCGTGGTTATCAATAAGCATGAAAATCGAGTCAACTGACAATACTTGCATATTAATTAAATTGTTTTGCAATAAAATTTCCAAATAATCATGGTTTAAATGCCTTATAACCAGATCTTGTTTATGTCGATCTTGCAATATTGTAGTTGCAAGGATTTTTAATTCATCGGGTACATATCCGGCGATTTTTAAAACTTCGAGATATGCTTGTTTTTCGGGTTCAGTGGCACAACATGGGCGATATTCATCGTCCATATCATCGTCGTATTCTTCATCGTCATAGACCCAAAAATTAGCAGACATATTTTTCTCCGTACTTTTCTATTATATTCTTGGTTGCTTTAGTTAAACCTTTTTTCAAAGATCTAAACATAATATGTTTTTTAAGATAATCAAATTGATTAGACGACATCTTTATCTTCTTATATGCTGCATGTTTTAATATTTGCATAGCCACATTCGTATCTGGAAATTTATCAACTAATAAATTCAAATTGTCGGTTTCTATTAGCTTTTCTGCTAAAAAGTTAACCGCTGTGTTACTCTGGGTGCTTTTTACATTTAAAGACGGGAAAATAAGTAATAGCTCTTCTATTAAATCGAAGTCGTATTTTAAAAGATTAAGAGTACCTGCACTAAGAGTTTTATCAAGTGCATTTGATGCAGTTAATAACAATGACCTTTTAAGATTATTGTCTTCTAACGAACTGTAATAATCTAATTTGAAATTTTTAACTTGTCTAGAGGTTACTTGGTTTGTTTTACATTTTTCCCGGAGATATTGAAAAAACTCATCGCTTCGAGTATTGTATCTTATACAAAACATCAAATCGTAAACTGTTAAATCTTCTTTTGCGACATTGCACCCTTCTATAAGTTCTATCTTATTTCTGTTGTTAAGATTTTTTAATATGTTTTTTGATTCATTTAGTAAAAAATTATTAGCTGTGTTTAAAATTAAATCCTTATTGCTACGCGACTGTTCGGCTAACATTGCAGCAATGCCAGAGAGATAAGATGATTCAACATAATCGATTATTTCTTTTACAAATCTTTTATGTGTTGCAAGGTCGCCGCTTGCCCTTATAATACTAATGGCTAAGTCTATATCTTTAATTTCGTTCATTTTTATACCCAGCATGTTAGACGTAAACATTGTAACTTTTTATCCGATGATAAGCAAGATAAATATTGACAAATATTATAACTCTGCTAAAATTTAACAATGTTCCAAATGTATCTCAAATTAAAAGGTATTGATTTCATCTTAGACAGAGATCTAGATGCCTTTCGATTTGCATACGATTATTTTGTTGAACATAATATCGATTTAGAACAATTTACAATTAAACCAACATTATTCGGTTTTTGTTTTGTTGCAGAAAACAAATCAAATTTAACGTACGACGGTAGTTATTATTGGCAATTATATTCTTCAGTTGATCGGTTCGAAATACACTTCAAAAACATAAGGGAAGAATTTATAAGGAAAAATCCAAGCCGGTATTAACCCAACCAGTGTATTCATCGTGCGTTACATATCCGCGTGGGTTACACATTACTCGTGTATCACCTGCAACATAATCAAAGAAATCATGTACGTGCCCGTGACACCATATTTTAGGGCCATAATAACTTATTAGGTTTGACAAATCCGATACAAATAATCCGTTTGCAAAATCACCTACAAACCTAGGCGATACTGAATTCCACAGCGGTGCATGGTGAGTAACTACTATTGTTTTTTCACCTTCTAACTTCATTAATTGTTCTTTTATATAGTGTAAGCTGTACTTATGCTCTCGCAGTACATCGTCCACTTTTATTTTATTTCCTTTTATTTTTATGCAATCGTAATCGGGAAAAAAAGTCGGTGTAGAGGATATTAGAAGTGGATTCTCTTTATCGAAATCAGTCCATAATGTAGAACCAATAATATTCACATCATCTATTACGATTGTTTCGTTTTGTAGAATATGTAAGTTAGTAAGGTGTTTAGTTGCAACCCTGAAATAATTATCTAAGTCAGTTATATCGCCTGCATAAAATTCATGATTGCCGCATACATATATCACCTTGTAGAATCTATTGCAAGTGTCTTCTAAAAACTCAACTAGACGTTTTGTTTTTTTGATAACGCAGATATCCCCTGCTAAAATCACAACAGTGTCTTTTTCGTTGTCAGTAGGTTCAATTCTAAAATTTACAAATTCTAAATGTAAATCGGAAAATAATTTAAAGTTCAAAACAATACCCTATTTGTTTAATTGCACTTCTTCGCATTTGATCTACGGCTTGTGCAGATACGCCGTATTCTCTTGCAAGTAACGACATATTGTCTTCGCCGTTAATGTACATTCTTGTTAGTATTTCTTTATGCTTCTTAATCGGTAACTTATTTATCGTTTCAACTAGTCGACTATGTAATTCCATCTGTTCTACATACGATTCAACATTGTCTTCGGACGGTATTTCAAAAACAGAACCATCGTCGTTTTCATCTTTATATTGGTCATCAATATACGTATATTTCGTAGTAAGTCTTTTTTCAAATTCTTTTAAATCGTGTTTAGTTACACCGTGTTCTTTAGATAGTGCTTCTAATTCATCTTCTGTAAATGCTACATTGTTATTTTCTTTCTTGACGTTG